GAAGGCACGCTGATCAGCGCCAGCACGGTCGATCATGACGGCCGCATGGTGATCGAGGGCAAGGTCGACATGGCCATGCTGGCGCTGGTGACCGAGCGCGTGCTGTTGCAGGAAATCTATCACATCGGGACGCCGGCATGACGCGCCGGGCAGACATCGCGCAGCGCAATGCGCAGATCGTCGCGCGGTATCGCGCCGGGAAATCGCTGAACCATCTGGCCCGGGTGTTTGGCCTGTCGCAATCACGGGTGTGGTCGATCGTGGCGTGGTCCGTTCACCCGGACGAAGCGCCGCACCGGCGCGCGCTGATGGCGCCGCGGCACCGTGGCGGGCGGCGCGCGATCTGGCCCGATTGCCCGCCGGAATATCGCGACGAATACCTGCAGCTTCGGCGCGTGATCGGATCAGCGGCAGCGCGCGACCAACTGATGCGCCTGGCCCGGCGCGGTGATGGGCCCAAGCAAGCGAGGGCACGATGAGCCGACCAGCAACCGACCGCCTGAAAGTCAACCCGCCGTTGGGCCATATGCCGGCGCTGCAATATCTGCCGCCAGCCATGCTGCGGGTCGATGACAGCTATCAGCGCACGCTGGACAGCGATGCGAGCCGGACGCTGGTGCGGCAGATCGCGCAGTATTGGAATTGGGATTTGTGCCAACCGCTGGTGGTGGCGCGGCGCGACGATGACGAATTGTACGTGATCGACGGGCAGCACCGGCTGGCTGCAGCGAGGTTGCGCGGCGACATACCCCAGCTGCCGGCGGTGGTGGTGCGGTATGCCAGCGCGGCGGATGAAGCGGCCAGTTTTGTCCATCTGAACCAGCAGCGGCGACCGTTGACGCGGGTCGATCTGTTCAAGGCGGCCGTCGCATCGGGCGATAGCGAAGCGACCGCCATTTTGGACGCGGTTGCGGCGGCTGGGTTGACGATCGCGCCGCATACCAACCCGACCGCGTGGAAACCCGGTCAGATTGCCAATATCGGCGGGATTGAGCAATGTTGGCGGACGCGCGGGCCGAAGGTGAGCGCCGCGGCGCTGATCGCGCTGGAACGCGCGCTGCATGGCCAGGTGCTGCAATATGCGGGCACGATGTTTCCCGGCATCGCGGCGGTGGTGGAAGCCGAGATTGGCCGGCGGCGCTGGTCGCAGCGGGCACTGAACGCATTGATCGCGATGATTGGCTGCGCAGCGCAAATAGGCTGGCGCGCGAAGGTGCATCACAAGCGCGGTGAGCAACCGAACCTGAATTTTGCGCGCGCGGCCGAACAGGTGTTTCTGGAACATTGGGCGGCGTGGTGGCCTGGGCTTTTGCCTGATGACGGGTCGGAATTGCCGGATGATGTGACACCGGCTGGCGTTGCGCCCGCGCTTTCGCCAGATGTGGCGCCGAAGCCGGCGGCGGCGGAGCCCGCGGCGAAACCTTCGCCCGCCCCAAAGCCGGCCTTTGACTGGCTGAAACCCGGCGGGGCGGCGGCGAAGGCGCCGGCGCCGAAGGCAGAGCCGAAACCCGAACCGTCGCGCGGCAAGGCGCCCAGCATCGACTGGGGCAAGGTCCGTGCACAGGTGGCACCGACGCGGGTGACAGCGGCGGGCAAAGCATTTCGGCCCGATGACGAAGGCAAAGCATGGTGCGATCAGTGCGATCGTCGGCGGACGTGGCCGGAAATCGACGGGTGCCGGGACAAGCATTGCAGCTTTGGAGCGAAGGCATGACGGGCCTGCGCAACCCTTCGCCGCATGCGCAGCGGCGGTTTGTCGGGCCGGCGGCGACGGCCAAGGGTTTGACCCTGCCAGCGTTTCATTCGGCGGTGCGATCGGCGCGAACGCTGTTTCCATCGCGCGTGTTTGGCGCCGCCGAAGTCGCACGGGTGCTGAAGGATGGCCACCAGAGCCGCAAGATCGGCAAGATGATCACCAAAGGCCGGCGGCGCGGCTGGCCGATTTTCACCCTGACGCTCGAAGAGCGGGCGACGTGCCCCAGATCCTGCCAAGAATGGCAGAGCTGTTATGGCAACCGCATGCAGGCCGCCGAACGGATCGAGGCCGGGCGCGTGCTGATGAATGCGCTGTCGCATGAGGTGATCGACCTGGCCGCAGAGCATCCGCGCGGTTTTCTGGTGCGGCTGCACGTGCTGGGCGACTTTTTCAGCGCGGATTATGTGGCGTTTTGGGCCGGCCTGTTGCGGGATGTGCCGGCGCTGCACCTGTTCGGTTTTACCGCGCATGCGCCGGATTCGCCGATTGGAGCGGCGATCGGCGCGATGATGGCGGCGCACGGCTGGGACCGCGCTGCCTTTCGATATTCGGGAGCTGCCGGGAGCGACATGGCCGCGCGGGTGATCGGCCCCGGCCAAGACGATGCGGACGGGATCCTTTGCCCGGCACAGACCGGCGGAACCGACTGCTGCGCGACATGCGCGCTGTGCTGGCACAGCCAGCGATCCATCATTTTTCGGAGGCATTGAGATGCGACCAGAATTGACCATCGATACGTTCGCGCTGCCGCAATCCGCCCCGGATGGAAAACCAGCGGTGCAGGTGACGATCGTGCGCGACCGTTGGGCGCATCACGTGCGGTTGAGCATGGACGAGGCGCACGATGCCTATGCCAAGCTGGGGACTGCGCTGGGCACGCTGAAGCTGGGAAAGGCTCTGGCTGCCGGCGATGACCCGCGCGCGGTGGAACGGATGAAGCTGGCGCGGCGTGCGGTCAAGATCGGCTGGGATTGCGCGGGGGTGTGCGCCGTCTTTGACATCACCGAGGTTGAATATCGGTGCCTGGCGCAGGAGGTGGCGCGGTGAGCATTCGGCTGATGACGATTGTGTGGGATATGCCGGATTTGAACCCCGGCGCGAAGCTGGTGCTGCTGTGTTTGGCCGACCAGGCCAACGATAACGGCACGCATTGCTGGCCCAGTGTCGAGACGATTTGCCGGCGGTCAGGTCAGGCAGAGCGGACGGTTCGGCGCATTTTGAATGACCTGGAACAGGCGGGCCATATCACGCGCCAGCATCGCAGCGGGACCAGCACGCAATACAAAGTGCACCCCTGCCAAAATGGCACCCCTGCCAAAATGGCACCCCTGCCAAATCGGCAGGACACCCCTGCCATGGTGGCACCCCACCCCTGCCAAATTGGCACCCAAACCACCAATGAACCGTCAATGAAACAAGAACCCCCCAACCCCCTTGTCAGGGGGCGTGAGCGTGTGCCGATTCCTGCTGATTGGGTTTTGCCGGGGATTGACGATCTGCCGCCGGAGATCGGTGCGCTGGCCCGCCAGTGGCCGGCTGGGGCTTACCAAGCGGCTGGCAAGGCGTTTCACCAGCACTGGCGCGGTCGCGGCACGAAACGGCCCGATTGGTCGGCGAGCTGGGCGGCGCGGGTGCAGGCGCAGCACGAAGTGGTGATGCGTGGCGCCAAGGCGGGCGTTTCGTACATCGGCGCAACAGCGGGCGGTGGCGTGGTGGCAGATCGGCCGCCGGTGGCGGCAAAAGCGCGCGAAGACGCTCATTCGGCCGAATTGCACGATGCGGTGCGCGAGACGGTTGGCGCGGCGGTTTGGTCGCAGTGGTTTGAGCCGATGGCGCTGCTGTTTCACGATTTGGGGCTGATGGTGGTCGCGCCGTCAAGATTTCATGCGGCGCAGATTGAGGCAAACCATCGCGGCACGATCGATGCTGCGCTGACCACGGCGGGGCGCGGCGTCGATTGGGTCAGGGTGATTGCTGAACAGCCGGCAGCGGCGAAAAAGGGAGCGGCGCGGCGTGGTTGAAAATCAGGTTGATACTTGGTGCGTGCTGCGCACCGCTGCCTCGCAAACGCTGCCGCTGGCCAAAGCGTTGACCGATGATGGCATCGCGGCCTGGACGCCCACCGAGGTGAAGCAGATGCGGGCGCGCCGCCAGGTGCCGGCCTATGAGCTGACCGTGGCGCTGATGCCGTCGGTCGTTTTCGCGCCATATGATCGGTTGTCGGATCTGATCACGCTGTCGCGCACGGCGATGCCGTACAAAGTCTGGGATGCGGCGGTGCGCCGAATGGTGGCGCGCGGCTGGCCCCATTTCACCGTCATGCGGATCGCCGATCGGTATGCGCGGGTGGCTGATCGGGAACTGATCGGATTGCGGCGGATCGAACGGGTGCGGTTGACGGTGGCGAAACGGTCGATGTTTCGCCCAGGCGGCGCGGTGCGGCTGGTCGATGGTCCTGGCGAAGGATTGCGCGGCACGATCGACAGTGTGACCGCCGGCTTTGCGACGGTCAGCTTTCCCGGGTGGGCGCTGTCGATGAAGATCGCGTTTCATCTGCTGGAAATTGCAGAATAATCATATGCTTGCGCGGCATCGGCTGTAATTTTTTGCCGAATATTTTTCCATTTTAGGAATTTCTTTCCATTGGCGTTGACAGCGCGAATCGCGGTCATGTATATGGATGTTCACGTTTTGGCCCCGTTTGCCGGACCGACCGTTCAAGGCGCGTGATTATCCCCCTTGGACCGGCTCGTTTGAAACCTCGTTTGAGCGGGGCTGCTGCCGCATGGCGGCGTTCAATCATGGATGTCCAAGCATGGTCGCGATGGCGAAACCCCGGCTGGGAATGGCCAAGGCGCGTCGGCTGGCAACCCCACCAAAAGTGGCTGCTGCGGATTATCAGTCCCCCGAACACAAGGCTTGGCGCGAAGCGGTGATCGCACGCGCTGGGCGGCGATGCGAGGCGGTGATCGATGGCAAGCGCTGCTGGAAAGCTGAGCCGCGTCATCGCATGTTCGCCGACCACATCGTCGAGATCAAAGACGGCGGCGCGCGGCTCGATCCGGACAACGGACAATGCCTTTGCGGCGCCCATCACACGGCCAAGACGGCCGCCACCAGAGCAGCACGGCGGTTCATCTGACCAAGCGCGGCCTCGCTGAAAAAATCGTTCACTTTCAATGCATTGTAGCGCCCGCCGAACGGATGGTGACCCTCGCCACCCGGTAGGGGGTTTCGGATGGGCCGCCGCCGTCGCGGGCAACCGCGTTTGACCTCACGCAAAGATTTTTTTTCGCTCACTGATTTTTTCAGCAGCGTGATTTTGACGGCGGAGGAAAATTAATCGGGGTCGAAATCGTATGGCAAAACGCGGACGACCGGCCAAAGAGCCCAGCGAAGGCGACAGGGCAAAAGTCGCTGATTTACGGGCAAAAAAAGTACCCGTCGCTGATATAGCGGCGATCTTTCAGATGTCAGTTCCCACGCTGCGGAAATATTTTCGGGACGAATTTTTTACCGGAAAAAAAATCGCGGCGGAGAAAAAACCAAGCCGCGAAGTCACCGAAGCCCTCCGGGCCAAGGTCACCCGGTATCTTGGTTATGGCATGGGCCCCGAAGACATCGCCCTGGCGATCGGGTACCACGGCGAAGGCGAATACGAAAATTTCCGCGCCGACTATGCTCATGAATTGCGCATCGGCCGGGCGATCACCCGGGCTGAAACGATCGACCGCTTGGTCAACCAGAGTGCCGGCGGTCTGATCGGCGCCACCACCAAGCTGGAAGCGCTGAGCCGGCCAACGCCAACGAAGGAAGGGCCGGCGGCGCCAGCTGGGGAGTACATCGGCAAAAAGACGGTCGCCAAAGCAGACGCGGCAACGGCCATTGCGGCGGGCGGAATGTTTGCCCCGCGCACCCCGCCTCGCCTTGCCGCCGTCAACGGTCAGCCGGTCACAAAGCCTGATTGATGCTGGCCTGGTCGACTGCGTGCATCGATTGGCGCGAACGCATCATTGCCGGCAAGTCATTGTTGCCCTGCCCTCCTCTGTTCCCGGAGGAGGCAGAGGCGGCGCTGGCAGTGTTTCGCGATCTGCCGATCGTCGATGTCATGGGCAAACCCAGTTTTGGCGATATCGGGCGCCCTTGGACGTTTGATCTGCCTGCGGCTGTTTTCGGCGCTTACAACCCGGAGACGGGCCGGCGCGAGATCAACCAGTTCTTTGAGCTGATCGCCAAGAAGAACACGAAATCGACCCGCGCTGCGGGGATCATGCTGACCGAGCTGATCCGCAACGATCGCTACAGCGCGCAATACACCATTCTGGCCCCCACGATCGAGGTCGCGAAGAATTCCGCTGAGCCGGCCATGGATTTTGTGGCCGAACACCCCGATTTGAAACGCATTTTGAAACCGGTCGCGCATCAGCGCTTGATCGAACACCGCGTGACAGGCGCACAATTGAAGATCCTGGCCGCCGACAGCGAAACTGTCGCCGGCGGCAAAACCACCGGATTGCTGATCGACGAACTTTGGCTGTTCGGCAAACGCCCCAATGCGAAGAACATGCTGCGCGAGGCGATGGGCGGTTTGGCGTCTCGACCTGAAGGGTTCGTGATCGCGCTGACGACTCAGGGGGATGCCCCGCCCGAAGGCGTGTTTCTGGATTGGTTGCGCCGGTTTCGCGACATTCGTGATGGCAAGTTGATCGCCCCGCGTTCGCTGGGCATGCTCTATGAATTCCCGGAAGATATGATCCGGTCGGAAGCCTATAAGGATCCGGCGAACTTCTATATCCCGAACCCCAATCTGGGCGCGTCTGTCGACGAACAGTTTTTGCTCGACGAATACGAAAAAGCCCAGCGCGAAGGCCAGAAATCGCTGGTCGGGTTTTTCGCCAAGCACTTGAACGTCGAACCAGGCATGGCAGCTCGGGCCGATACTTGGGCCGGCGCGGAATTCTGGAAACAGCGGGCAGATCCGGCAATCACGCTCGACGAAATCATTGCCCGGTGTGAAGTGGTGGTGATCGGCCTCGATGGCGGCGGCCTAGATGACCTTTACGGCATGACAGTGCTTGGCCGCGAAAGCGCCGAAGTCGAAGTGTCGGCCAAAGTGGCCGCCGACGAAAGCGAAGGCAGCATCGGCGGTAAACGTCAAATTAAACGGTGGCTGTCCTGGTCGCATGCATGGGCATCACGCATCGTGCTGGACCGCCGCAAATCGATCGCCGAAAAATTGCTCGATTTGGAAAACGCTGGCGAGGTGACCATTCTGGAAAACGGCGAAGTCGACGAAAGTGGACAGCCCGCCGATATCGCCCAGATCATGGAAGTGATCATCCGCGTTCGCGATGCCGGACTGTTGTGCTGCGTCGCAGTTGACCCTGCCGGGCTTGGCGAGCTGATCGACGCTTTGGCTGATGCGCAGATCACCGAAGAAAACGCCAAAATTGGTCGCGATTATGTGATTGGCGCGCCTCAGGGCTATCGCATGATGACCGCGATGAAGACCGCCGAACGCAAACTTGCCAACGGCACCATGATCCACGCTGATCAGCCCCTGATGGATTGGTGTGTGGCAAACTTGAAAATCGAGGCCACTGCCACCGCGATCCGCGCCACAAAGCAAACCGCTGGCGATGCAAAGATCGACCCAGCCATCGCGCTGTTCAACGCCGTGACGATCATGGCTGAAAACCCTGATGCGGTTGCCTCCGGTTACGAAACCAGGGGGCTGCTGATCATCTGAACACGGGACCACCGCATGAACCGCTCGGCTCAAAATCTGCTGGCTGTCGTGCGGGATGCGATCGGCCTGGCTGGTCTGGGCGCCATCACGTTCGGCGCCTACCAGATCTACCATCCCGCCGGCTATATCGTCGGCGGCATGATCGCGGTCAGCGCGACCACGTTGCTGAATCTGGCCGCAATCAAGAAATCGGCCATCAGCTGATGGCAGGCGGTTTGTTTGGCGCCCTGGTGCGCGGCGCCCAGTTGGCAACGCGCGGGTTCCCCGGCGACACGGAATCATTCTGGAACGGCTATTTCTGGTCGGCGCCGTCTGCGACCGGCATTCAGATCAATCAGCAGACCGCGCTGCAGGCGACCACCGTCATGGCCTGCGTGCGCATCCTGTCCGAAGACGTTTCGAAAATGACGCCTCGGATGTACCGTCGCTATACCTCGGGCATCCATAAGAACGGCGCGCGCGAAAAACTGGACTCGGCCGACCATCCGCTTGCCAAGCTGCTGAAGCGGCCCAACGATTGGATGACCTGGCCGGAATTCTGCCGGATGATGATGATCGGCTACCTGCTGCGCGGGAACGCCTTTGCCGTCATTTTGCGCAATCGCCGCGGCGATCCGATTTCGCTGGTACCGATCAACCCCGATCGCGTGTCGCTGTGGCAGGCACCCGATGGCGGCCTGTTCTGGTGGGTTACCCGGTCGGGTCTGCATGAATTGAACGTGCTGGCACATGTGCCGCTGTTGATCCCTTACGAAGATGTGTTTCACCTGAAGGATCTGTCCGCCGATGGCCTGGTCGGCACCTCGCCGATCGCGCTGGCGCGTGAGGCAATCGGGCTCAGCCTGGCGCAAGAACAGCAATATGCTCGGCTGATGGGCAACGGCGCGCGGCCGTCCGGCGTGTTGTCCACGGAACAGCGTTTGACCGATACCAGTGCCGCCCGCATTCGCGCCGACTGGGAAGCGATGAATTCCGGCCTCGCCAACGCGGGACGCACTGCGATTTTGGAACAGGGTCTGAAATGGACCCCGCTGACAATCACTTCGGTCGATCTGCAATTTCTGCAAATGCGACAATTTCAGGTTATCGAAATCTGCCGGATCTTTCGCGTGCCTCCGCACATGGTCGGCGACATGGCGCGCGGTTCGTTCAACAACATCGTGCAGCAAAGCCAGGAATACCGCAACCACACGCTGACCAGCCACACCGACATCTGGGAAAAGCGGTTCGCGTTCACGTTTGACCTGGTCGATGACATCGAAGAGGTCGATTTCGACGAAAGCGCTTTGCTCAAAGCCGACCTGACCGCCCGGTACAATGCCTATCGCGTCGGCGTGCTGACCGGGTGGGATACCCGCAACGAGGTCCGCGTCGCCGAAGGCAAGAACCCGCTTGACGGGCTCGATGAACCAATGGCGCCGGCCAATGAAATCGACGGTTCAAAACTCGGCAGCGACATGGGCGGCGACAACCCCGGCGCCGGCCAGCCCAGCACCAACATCGATGTGAACAACCAGCCCATCAATCAGGCAGATTCGTGATGAAACAGCGCCGTTCGGACAATCAGATGCTGCGCCGCTTCGTCAGCAGCGGTGTCACCGCGCTGTCGGATTATGAAATCGAGGTGATCGTCTGCACCAATGACGATCACGTTCTTGATGGCGATGTCTGGGACATGCAGGGCATCGATCTGACCCGCTATCTGGCGCATCCGGTGGTGCTGTGGGATCACGACATGTCGCAGCCGATCGGTCGGGCGTCCGATCTGACCGTCACGCCGGAAAAGATCACCGCAAAGGTCACATTTCCCGACGAGGGAATTTCGCCCAAGGCCGACGAAATTCGCAAAATGGTCAAATCGGGCATGATCAGCGGCGTCAGCGGCGGCATCCTGCCCGTTCAATCCAGGCCGCTCGATCCCAAAAATCCGCGCTCCGGCAATCGCATCACCAAATCGATCCTGCTGGAATTCAGCATCTGCGCCGTCCCCGCCGATGCATCATCGGGTGTGACTGCCCGATCCAATGGAGGCACCACCGTGGCTGACCCGACCGTCCCGACCGATGATGAAAAGGCCGCCGCTGCTGCCGCGCGCAAACGGGCTCTGGCAGTGCTGCCGCGCGGTTTGTATTCGGTCGGGCAGCTCGCCTATACTCTTTCGTCGCTTGGCTATCAGGCTGACAGCGCCAAGTATGAAGCGGAAATCGAAGGTGACGGCAGCAAGGTGCCGGCCATGTTGGCATCGGTTCTGCACGACCTGGGCGATGCGCTGATCGCGATGACGATCGAAGAGGTCGGCGAATTGCTCGCCGGGCACGACGTTGACGTCGAAGCCGATGATGACGATCTCGATCCCGACGAACGCGCCGCGATCGCCGGCACGGACAACGCCGCGCTGCGGGCATTCCGGCGCGGTGTGGCGCATGCCAAACAGCGCGTTGGCAAAAAGCTGTCGGCCGACACGGTTCGTTGCATCCGCAACGCGCTGGACGAACACGCCGCCGCCACCGCCGACGTTCGCGCGGCCGTTGCAAAACAGAAAAAGGCGCTCAGCTCGATCGAAGATTTGCTCGACGGTACCGATGACGGCACCGGCGACGGCAATCCCGAAGCGACCACCGGCAACGATGATGACGAAGACGCTGCCGCCGAACGCGCGTTGCGCGCCCGCGCCGCCCTCGCAAAGGCCCGCGCGCTCGAACTCACCGCGCCTGTCTGACCCCTTCCTCTGACGCTCCCGCGTCAGTCGAACGCCCTTACCGCCGGTTGGGCACCGGCACTTGGCCCGTCGCGAGACGGTCTTTTCCCTTTGATGGAGCCCCCCATGACCCGAACCCTTAAGGACGTTCGCAAGGAATATCGCGACGCCACCGATGAACTGCCGACCCTGACCCGCGACGCGGCGAAGTTTGCCGCGTGCGAAGCGCGCATCGCCGCGTTGGAAGAAGAACTGAACGTTTTCGAACGGGAAGCTCGTGCCACCGACATCCGCAACCGCGCGCTGGCGGGTGTCGACACCTCGGCCGAGACCGACGGCGCGTCCGCCAACGGTGATTTCGTCGACAATTCGGCCGGCGCCTGGCGCTCGACGCAGGATCTGGTCGCGCAGCGCAGCCGTGGACCGATTTCCCCGGCAGTGCGGTTTGCCGAACTGATGAGCCAAAGCCGGCGTTCGTGGGGCGTGCAACTCGACGCGCAGAAGCATTTTCGCAACCTGGGCGAACAGCTGCAGGCGATCGCGACGTACTATCTGCGCAAGGATGGCACCTGCGATGCCCGTCTGACCCGCGCGCCCACCGGCGCGTCGGAAGTTGACCCAACCGGCGGCGGCTTTTTGCTGCAGACCGATTTTGCCAATGCGATCTGGATGCTTGCCCACGAAATGGGCGACATCCTGGGCGCGGTGAACGGTATTCCGATCTCGGGCAATTCGAACAGCCTGAAGATCCGCGGCGTGGACGAAACGAGCCGTGCTACCGGCAGCCGCTGGGGCGGTGTCGCGTCGAACTGGGTCGGTGAAGGCACGGCGGTCACCCCGTCGAAGCCGAAGTTCCGCCTGATCGAGTTCGATCTGAAAAAGCTGATGTCGGTGATGTACACCACCGAAGAGCTGATGCAGGACGCCCCGGCGCTGACCACGATCGCCGGCCAGGCATTCTCGGAAGAAATCATGTTCATGACCGAGGATGCCATCGTCAACGGCACCGGCGCGGGCATGCCGCTGGGCGTGCTGAACTCGCCGTCCCTTGTGACCGTGGCGAAGCAGCCCGGTCAGGCCAGCGGCACGATCGTCAAGGAAAACATCGACAACTTGTGGGCGCGCTGCTGGGCGCGCAGCCGCAAGAACGCGGTTTGGTACATCAATCAGGATTGCGAACCGCAGCTGAACCAGATGGGCCAGATCGTCGGCACCGGCGGTATGCCCGTCTATGTGCCGGCGGGCGGGCTGTCGGCCGCGCCGTTTGCCACGCTCTATGGCCGTCCGGTGGTCATCACCGAATACAACGCTGCGCTGGGTACGCCGGGCGACATCCTGCTGGCTGACCTCAGCCAGTATACGAAGGTCGACAAAGGCGGCGTGCAGGCGGCCACCTCGATGCACGTGGCATTCCTGACCGATGAAAACGTGTTCCGCGTCACATATCGCGTCGATGGCAAGCCGATGTGGACCACCGCCATCACGCCGTACAAGGGCACGCTGACCAAATCGCCGTTCCTGGCGCTCGCGCAGCGCTGATCGGGCCTACCACCCAACGATAACGGGCGCGGTTCCCCACCGCGCCCGCACATATCCTTGCCGCTTTGGGGGGCGGCACGCGCGTTCTGCGCAAGGAGCCCATCATGGCACGCAATTTTTCGATGGTTTACCAGATCCCGCCGGTTGCACTGCTTGCTCCGGCCGCCGACGCCGCCGGCCGCGCCAGTCCGTACCGCACGTTGAAAAACGCGGCGGACAAAGCCTACATCGTTTGCCACATCAACCAAGGCAACGCGGCGCAGGTCACCCTGACCCCCTATCAGGCCAAGGATGTGTCCGGCACCGGGGCAAAGGCAATCAATGCCGTGCCGATCTTTTTGAACGATGCCACCGCGACCAGCGATGCGTTCGTTCAGCAAACGTCGGCGGCCAATTTCCAGACCGACGCTACCATCGCTGACAAAATCGTAATTTTCGAAATCACTCCCGATGTGGCGCTCGATTTGGTCAATGGCTATCGCACCATTGGTGTGACCACCAGCGCCTCGAACGCGGCCAACATCACCGAGGCCACCCTGTTCGTCCTGGGCGCGATTCAGGGGGCCTCAGCCCCGACCACTTACAGCAACTGACGAATTACCCCGGCGTGGCCGCCTTATGGCCGCGCCGGCCTTCGTTGTTTCCCTTTCGCGCGGCGTGATCGCATTGCGCAGGAGATTCGGTCATGACCACCAAGGGCATCTACAAATATGGATTTGCCGTCGAATATGACGATGGCACGCAGGAATTTTTGGCGACCTCCGCGCCGATCGATTTCAACGACGATTTCGTCGGCGCCGGCCACACTGCCAGCTTGCCGCAATTCGGCAGCCCGGTCGCGGGCTATCCCTGGGTTCAGAAAGTGGTCAAAACGGCGGGCACGCCGTCGGTCGCGGCGGTAACCAATGGCCCGGGTGGCCAGATCGCCATGGCGCTGACCAACACCAGCGAAGCGCAGGAAGCCACGCTTTACCAGAACGATCAGCGCACTTGGGACAGCACCAAGACGTTGATCTATCAGGCTCGCACCCAATTGACCGTGCTGCCCAGCGCCGCCGGTGTGCAGGCGGTGTTTGGCCTGGCCGGGGCGTGGGCCAGTGGCCCGCTGAATATCGGCACCTACATTTTCTTCGGCTGCAACGGTTCGGGCGAACTGTTCATGTACAGCTATGACGGCACCACGACCAAGGCGGTCGATACCGGCATCGCGCTGACTGCGGGCGTGTATTACCAGTTCCGCATCGAAATCGATCAATCGGGCGTGTTGCACTTCTATGTCAATGGGGTGGAATATACCACTTCGTTGGCACCGATCACTTGGGCTGCCACCGGCACCCCGGCGATCTTGCAGCTGTACAATTCGGTCTACAAGCCCAGCGGCACTGGCGTAGCCACGCTCAACCTCGACAGCGTCGAGGTGTGGTCGCCGCGCACGTAATCGCGCGCGCTCGATACCTGGCACCATTCGTCATCCCGGGTTTGATCTCGGGATGACGAAACAGGGAAAAAGTCATGGCCTATATCGAATTTCAGACTGCGACGATCGCGGCCAGCGCGTCGCTGTCTTCCGAAGTGCCGTTGGGCGAAAAATCACTTGTCGGGATCGTCATGCCCCCCGCATGGACCGCCGCATCGTTGACTTTTCAAGCGACGCCCGACGATACCAATTTCTATGAACTCTATGACGGTGCCGGCAACGAAGTGACGGTGGTCGCTGGTGCTGGACAATTCGTTCAAGTTGATCCCACCAAATGGCGCGGAATTACCGGGATCAAAATCCGCAGTGGTACCGCTGCCGGCCCGGTCAATCAGACCAGCGCCGTGACGCTCACGCTTGTCACTCGCACGATCTACTGACCCATGGGCATCGCGGCTGGCCGGATCAGCACTGTTACCGCTTCATCGGCCAGCTACGCGCTGGTCGATCTGGCAACAGCGAAAAACGAATTGAACATCCGCGCGAATGACACGACCAACGACACCGCGCTGACCCGAACGATCAATTTCGTCAGTCAGATCATCGCCAACTATTGCGGCGGCCCGTTTGGCCCTTTCGCGGTCGAAGCGGTGACCGATACGTTCCAGTTTGATCGTGATGCGTTCCCGGGGATTCGCTTTGCCGGCGAAAACCGCATTGCATTGGCCCGCTGCCCGTTGCTGTCGATCGGCGCTGTGGTGCAGACCAACACCGACGGATCGACCACGACGCTGGTCCAGGGCACCGATTACCTGCTCAATGCCAAACAGGGCGAACTGATGCGGCTCAGCTGCACCGGCGCGCTGATGCGGTGGGAAACGCTGCCGCTGTCGGTGTCCTATGTGGCCGGCTATGGCGCGCTGATCACCGCAGAGGCGCAAACCGTGCCCGGATCCGCCCCGTATACCGTCAACGCCACCAATGCGGCCACTTTCGCATTTGATCAGGGCGTTACCTATGCCAACGGCACTCCGCTGACCCTTGTCGCTGCCAACCCTGCCCATGGTCAGTACAGTGTGGCCAACGGTGTTTACACTTTCGCCGCCGCCGATGCGCACGCCGCCGTGCTGCTGGCCTATGCCTATAACCAGATTCCCTATGATCTGGTCAGCCATGCGCTGGAAATCGTCACTGCGCGCTGGGCCAGTCGCGGTCGCGACCCCGCGCTGGTGCAGGTGGATACTCCCGGCATCGGCACGCAGCGGTTCTGGTTCGGCAGCGAGCCTGGACAGGATGGCGAACTGCCGCCGCGCATCGCCGCAGCGCTGGACAACACCTATCGACCTCCACGGGTGGCGTGATGGACATTCGCTTTGACATCAAGAACGCGCGACAGGTCGGGCTGCGCTTTGACCAGTTTCCGCCCGAAATTTACGACGATCTGCGCATCGCCATCAACGATCTGGCCCATCAGCTGTTTGCCTTGGTCCAATCCGAAACGCCTGATCTGACCGGACAACTGCGCGGCCAGGAAATGGTCCGCGTGTTCACCGATCCCAAAAAGATCACCGGGTCGGTCGCCGTGGTGACGCGTGACAAGCAATCGGCGATCAAAGCGGCGACGCTGGAATATGGCAGCACCGGCAAATCGGTGAAGGTCAAAAGCAAAACCATGCGGCTGGACCACGTTTTTGACCACGTCTTGGACGAGCCGATGGAGGTTATCGTCAAGGCCTATAATCGCACACCGAACGTCGAAGAATTCCGCTTTGAACGCGGCCCGCTGGAAGTGATGCAGCCGATCGTTGCCGCGCGGCTGAATGCGGTGGTTGCCGCCGCGGTCAAGGCCGCGAACGCATGAACGCCGATTTCTACATGATCAAAACCGCGCTGCTCAATCAATTGACCGGCGCGGTCATGCCGACCTTTACCGCCGGGGCAACGGCCAACAGTGCCACGCTTACCGCGCCCAGTTCGATCGCCGGCCTGTTTACCGGGCTGCCGGTGTTCGGCATCGGCGCGGCGGCTGGCGTCACCATCGCGGCAATCGCCGCCAATGGATCATCGATCACGCTGTCGCAGCCGATGACCACGGACACCGTTGGGACGACCACCGCATTCGGCGCCGGATTTGTGCAAACCGGCGCGCGCGCGGTGCGGTGGAACGATGTTGCCGATCAACCCGCGCTGTTCTTGCGCCGCGTCGCCGTACACGACGATGAAGAAGGCGACGGCCTGGTGCGCACCGCGCTTGATTTTGAAGCGTGGATCTACAGCAACGCCGGCGCCGATGGCGATGTCGATCCCGATGTCACGCTGTCCGCGCTTGAACAATTGGTGCGCAACGCGATCAACCCCGATCTGCTGCCCCATGACAATGACGAAGGCCGGTTCACCCTCGCCACCGCGCTGGCAGCGCTGGGCCTGCCGCCTGCCTATTGGTGCCGGGTCACCGGGCATTCGATGATTTTCACCGGTGATCAGGGGCCGCAGGCCATCGCCCGCATCCCGATCCGCGTCACGCTCCCCTGATCCTGAAAGGACCGCTGCAATGTCCACCAACGCCGACATCGTCAATGGCTGGTTCGCCGACCGGCTGGCCAATGGCCCGATCGCACGCAATACCGAAGCATACAATCAGGCTCAAGCCGCGCTGACCGATCTGATCGCCCGGCTGGATGCTGCCGCCGCGCCCGCGCCGGCCGACGCTGCAGCCACGCCCGCCACGCCGTCCAAGCCGACCGCAGCGCAAAAGGCAGCGGCCAAGATCGCCGCCGACGCTGCCGTGTTGTCGGCCGATGAAGCGGCTGTGGCTCAAGATACCGCGTCGGCCTCGACTGGCTCGACTGCCGCGTAACCAGCGCGGTTTTGGAATACCCCGACGGTGTTGTCGGGGCACGCCCCTAACGGCCCTTGGGCAAGGCTGCTGACCCCGCTGTGAAGCGCACGTCCTTCCCATCGATGGAGCCCCCACATGACCGTCCTGAATGGCAAACCGACTTTCGGCGTTGGCCGCGCCTTCGCCATCCCGAATGTCACCAATCCGACCCCAACCCGCCTGCTGATCCCGCAGAGCCAGTCGATCGACATCAAATCCAAGGTGGAAGAACTGTTCGGCGAAAACATCTTTGCCGAAGCGACCGCCAAGGGTGAAACGTCGATCACCGGCAAAGTCGAATACGGCAAATCGGTGGCCAGCGTGCTGGCCAACATCATCAGCGGCGATGGCTCGACCACCGGCAGCTATGCCGAAGCGGACAAAGAAGCTGGCACCGTTCCGGCCAGCACGCCCTACACTTATACCGCCGTCAATGCCGCCACGTTTCTGTTTGACCTGGGCGTGCGCAATGTCACGACCGGCGCGATCTATTCGTGCGTGGCCAGCGGCAGCGAGGTCGCGGGCAAAAGCTATTCGGTCGCGGCCGGCGTCTACAAATTTGCCGCGCTCGATGCCAATGCCAACGTGCAGGTATCCTACGCCTATTCGGTCACTGCATCGGGCGTGACGGTCAATCTGGCCAACCAGGTGCAGGGCCCGTCGACCAGCTTTGAAGCGGTGCACGTGTTCCCGTGGGGTACCGAACAGGACATGGTGGTGCTCAACAACTGCATCGCGTCCAGCAGCAGCCTGCTGTCGGCCAAAAAGAGCGGCTTCGGCATGTCGACGCTCGATTACACCGCTGCGGTGAACGCCAGCGGCACGCTGGGCACCATCACGTTCGCCGAACAGAACTGATCAGGGGCCTGATCCGGCATGATCGCCCGCACCATCGACGAACGCCGCGCGCTGGGTCGCGCGCGGCGGCTGGTGTTTCAGAACATCGCCAACGGTGTGCCGATCGAACGCATCCGCGAAGACATGCGCCTGTCCGATATCGAAATCGAACAGGCGCGTGGCTTTGTCGCGCGCAAGATCTTGGAAAACCGCACCCTGCGCCGGCAACCGCCAATTCCCTGTCTGACGCAGGCGGAAATCCGGTTTCACCGCCGCGCACTGTTGGGCACGCTGTCGCTGATCGGTGATGTCGACCTGTCCACCGACTTGATCCTTTCAAAGCTGCTGGTCCAATCGATCGATCATCCCAGCATGCTGGAAGAAGCAAAACAACGGATGGACGCTGCATGATCACCCATCGCGATATCACTCTGGGATTTGAAACCTTTCGTGTTCCGCCGCTGCCCATCCGGTGGAATCGAGAGGTCTATCCGCTGTGCGCTCGCCTTAGCGAATCCGATCTCGAAACGCGTTGGCTGGTGCACCAAGGCAAACTGCGGTTTGACGATCAGGAATTCGCTGATCTGTGCGATATCGCCTGGTACCTGACCCGCGCTGCCGGTGCCGAATTCGATCGAGCCACGTTCGATGCCTGGCCGATCAATTCGGTGCAACTGATGTTGGCGTTTTATGCGGCGCGCTATCAGACCGGGGTGTGGATTCCAGTCGAGGCCCCGGATGGCGCAGGCAAAGAGCCGGACCAACAGCCGGGGGAATCGATCGGGGAGCCGGAACCCCGAAAAAAACGCCGCCGCAAATAGATTTCAATCGGATTTTGGCGAAGCTGGTGCGCTATTTTCACCAGCCTGCCGAATACTGGCTCGATCACTGCACCATGCAGGATTGGCGCGACATCTATGCCCGCGAATTGATGGAATTACCCCCGATCGACCACTGGGGGGCCGTCTGGTTCAAACACGAGCCGCCAAATGAACCTTCGCCTGCTGCGTCCGCGTCGGCCGCCGGGCTCGAAGCTGAAGAATGGCGTTCCGATCTGCCGGACGTGACGGAGTAAACGGCTATGGCCAACAACATTGCCGTTCAGATCACCGCTGACGTCGCCGATCTGACCGCAAAATCGGCGATCGCGCGCGCCGATATGGCCGCCACGACCAAGGCGCTGAACGACCTGGCCAAGCAAGCGCGCGGCACGGCCATGACAACCGAATTGCAAACCTCATTGTTGCAAGCCGGCGATGCGGCGGCCAAAGCCAAAAACCAATACGCGGCGATCACCCAAGAATTGACAAAAATGCGGCCCGCTGCCGAAGGCGCTATGCACGGATCTGCCGGCGTAACGCGCGAGCTGCTGGTGATGGGTCGCGAACTGTCGCGCGGCAATTTCAACCGCATGGCTGGCAGTGCCACAATTCTGGCGGGTCGGCTGGGCGTCCTGACCCCTGCGGTCATCATGACGGTCGGCGCCATCGCCGCCTTGGCTGCGCCGTTCGTTGCGTTTGCTGTCGCCGCTGAACAAGGCAGCCAGGAAGCGGCCAAATTCAAAAACGCGATCGAGGCGACCAACGGCTATGCCGGGGTAACCGAATCGCAATTGCAGAACCTGTCGCGCAGCATGGCGACCTGGGCGCATGTCGGTATCGGCGCGGCCAATGAAGCGTTGATGAAGATCGTCGCATCGGGTCATTTTTCCGGCGACACCATGCGGCTGGTCGGCGAAGACGCGGTACGCATGGGCCAACTGACCGGCCAATCTGCTGACAAATTCATCGACGAGTTCGACAAAATGAAATCCGGCGTGGCCAAGTTCGCGCAGGAATACAACGATCAGTACCATCAGCTATCGCTGGCCCAGTTTGAATATATCCGCACACTGGAAGAACAAGGCCGCAAAGAAGAGGCCGAATACGCGCTTGCCCAGAACGTTTACAATTACCTCGGCAAGCAGGCGCCGCAAAACCTCGGGTATCTGGAATCGGCGTGGCATTCTTTGTCGAAAGCGGCTTCCGACGCGTGGGATTCGATGAAGGCATGGGGGCGCAACAGCAACCAGGATCAAATCGATGATTTGAACCAGCGGATTGCGCTGATGAAGCGCGACCCGAACGCCAACAAGGGTGGTGCGGTTTCGCGGGAAATTGCCGGGTTGGAACGCCAGCTGCAGTTGGTCCAACAGCGCGAAGCGAGCGAACAGCGCGCAGCCGCCTCGCGCGCCGAACAAGCCCGCACGCAAAGCGATGGTGTCGATGCCGCAGCCAGGTTGGCTGAAAAGTTCGAAGCATCCAAGACCAGCGGCGAAAAGCTGAAAAAGGCGATCGCTGATATCAACAACGATCTGGCCAAAGCGGTCAAGGCCGATCCCGCCAATGCTGCGCGGTATGAAGCAGAGGCTGCCGCGGCGCGTGCGCAAGCGCAAAAATCCGATACCCCGCATGCGCCCAAAGTTCATGACGATATCGTCGCGCAATGGACCGAACAGCTTCACGCGCAGGAAATCGCCAGCAAAGACTTTTTCAAGGACAACACCGCCGACGAACTGGCGTTCTGGCAATCAAAGCTGGCGCTGGTCGCCAAGGGGTCCAAGGATTGGTTGGCAGTCCAGACCAAGATTTATGAACTCAGCAAAACGATGGCGCATCAGGCTTATGACGCCAAGATCGCCGATTACAATGAACAAATCGCCGCCGCTCGCGACAATTGGTCGAAAGAGCAAGCCGATATTCAGGCCAAGCTTTCCTATGTCAAATCGACTCAGGGCGAACAAAGCCGCGCCTACAAAGACGCCCACCGCGAACTGGAAACCGCCCAGCGCGAGCACGACGATCGCGAATTGCGCGAAGCGCAGGAACACACCAAGCGGCTGTACGATGACCTGAAAATCCGCATCGATGCTCAGGCCAAGGCGCGCGAAGACGATGCCCGCGCGGCTGAGGCGGTGGTCAAGGGCAATGCCGGCGCGACCCCGTTCGGCGAAATCGCTGCGCAGCGCCAACTGGCTGAAATCCATCGCCAGTTGACCGAACAGAAGATTGCCGACAACGAAACGCTCTACGCTTCGCAATCGGCGGGGCTGCAAGCCGATATCGACAAGGCTGCCGCGCTCTATAACGGCGACCAAAGCAAATATCAGGCGCTGCTCGATGCCAAGGCCAAGGCGGACCAGCAATACGCCGCGCGCAAACAGGAACTCGATGCCCAATTGCGCATGCAGTCCATTCAGGACATGCAGGCCCTGCAAAACACCTATGCCAGCTATATCAGCGGGACGGTCAATGCCACGGTTACCGGGTTCAGCAAGATGATCGGCGGCCAGGAATCGTGGCGCAACCTTGGCATAAGCATCTATCAGTCAATGGTCCGCGAGGCGGAACAGCAGATTGAAAAGCTGGTCACCAACTGGATTGTTCAGCACGTTTTCATGACCGCCGAACAGCGCGCCGAACTGGCCGCGCAGAAGGCTGCACACGCGGCAAGCGAGGCGGCCAAGACGGCGACAACCACCACCAGCACTGCCGCGCAAACATCGGCAGTAGTGGCCGGCGGAGCGACGCAGACTGCTGCGATGATGGCAACGACCAAGGCACAAGTCGCGTTGCTGGCCGGCCTCGCTGGCGCCGGCGGCGTTGCTTCAATGGCAGCGGCACCCTGGCCGATCGATATGACTGCGCCCGCGTTCGGCGCTTCGATGGCGGCATCCGCGATGTCGTTCGGTGCGTTCGAAAAAGGGCTCGACATCGTGCCCAACGACATGATCGCGCAAGTCCACGAGGGCGAGCGCATCATTCCAAAGGCCGATAACTCCGCTCTGATCAATCTGGCCGCGCGCGGCGCCGGGATGGCTGGTGGCGCCGGCTCGGCCGGCGGCGCGGCTGGCGGCGACACCCATAACCACTTCGCGCCAGTCATTCATGCCAATGGCGTCGATCCCAAATCGGTGATGCAGGCGCTGGAAAGCAACTTTGGTGATTTCACCAGTCTGCTGAAGCGAGCAGCGCGCAACGGTGCTTTCCGCTGACATGACGCTCCCCATCTATCCCGGCAGCGATCTGTTGAAAGGGCTGTCTTACAGCTCGAAATGGGATTCGCAGTTCTTCAATCAGAACGCCACCGCTGCTGACGGCGCGTCGGTCAGCGTTGGCATCGCCAAGTACCCGCTGCATACGTTCGAATTGACCTACAAATTCCTGCGCGACGGGCCGGATTGGCAGGATGTGCTGTCGGCGCTGGAATTCCGCACCATGAAGGGGTTTCACCTCGCCATGGCCGGTTCGCTGAACCGGTTTCTCTATCGCAACCCCGACGATTCGCAGGTCTGGCAGCAATCAATCGGCACCGGCGACGGATCTACCACCACGTTTACTCTGGTGCGCACGTTCGGCGCCAATGGCTTTTTCGGCACCGAACCGGTCGGCCAGGTCGATACCACGTCAATCAATGTCTATCTGGGCGGATCGTCCACGCCGATCAACCCGACGCTCTATACCATCAGCACCGCCAACCCGGTGGCAAACACGATCACGTTCGCCACTGCGCCGGCGGCTGGCACCGCGATCGCGGTCGACATGGCCTATTGGTATTATTGCAGATTACCGAACGATAACGGCGTGTTTGAAAAGTTCATGGGCCGGCTGTGGCAGATCGGCAAGGTGCAGATCGCCAGTTGCCGCCCTGGTACGTGATCAGGGGGATGATCCGCCATGCTCCTGATATTTGCCACGAACGGCGCGGCGGCGGCCAACAGCAACGCATTTTTGCGCAATTGGCCCGCGCCCTTGGTCGCCGCGATCAACGCCCGGGCAATCCGCTATCGGGCAAAGCTCTATACCATCACGCTGGTGGGCGGCGGCACGTTGACCTGGACCGATTTCGATACCGATCTGGTCTATGCCGGCACGGTTTTTCAGTCGAAAGCGGCTTTCCTGTCAAAGCCATCGTGGAAAGTCAGCAACACGATGGAGGTGCCCGAACTGTCGCTGAAAATCAGCAGTTTCAACACCGCCTTTGACGGTGGCGGCACGCTGGAATTGCAGATCCACAGCGGATTGCTCGATGGCGCAACGTTCCTGATGCAGGAATGCATGATGGGCGTCGATTGCAACCCGAACACGTTGGGCGTGGGCCCGCTGTTCGGTGGCAAGATCGCCGGCATCGACCTTGACGGTGTGACCGCGACGATCGCCGCCAAGGGCAAGATCAACGATCTCGATCAATATGTGCCGCGCAACCTGTACCAGGTGCCGTGCAACCACGCGTTTTGTGATCCCGGCTGTTCCTTGTCGGCGGCCAGTTTCACCAGCAGTTTCACCATGGGCGGCGTGCCCAGCACGTCGTTCATCCCATGGGCCAGTGCGCCGTCGAATGCCGCAGCCTATCAGAATGGCACATTGGTCATCACCAATGGCCCGGCATCGGGATCACGGCGCACGATCGCTGCGGCTTCCAGCGCTGGGCTGACCTTGGGCTATCCGCTGCCGTTTCTGCCGGTTGCAGGCAACAGTTTTACCGCGTTCCAAGGGTGCGACAAGACGCTTAATTCGGGCAGCAGCCAAAGCTGCACCGCCTATTCCAACACCGCCCATTTTCGCGGCTTTCGCGACGTTCCGCCGCCCGCTTCCGCTTATTGACGATCGGGGAACCGATGCAGATCACCCGCCAGGGCGAAACCCTGCTGGTCCCCGCGCCGGGGGGCTACGAAACCTATACTTTTCGCAGCGAGGAAGAGGCTGCGGCGCGCGTCGCGCTGATGGCAGAGGCGCTGTCATGGATCGGGACGCCCTACGCCAACTGCGGCGATGTCAAAGGGCCCGGCGGCGCGGTCGATTGCGCCATGCTGCTGACCCGTTGCGTCATCGATACCGGGTTGATCGCACCGTTCGACCCCCGGCCCTATCCGCCGCAATGGCACGTCCATCATGATCGCGAACTGTTCATCGAATTCCTGACCGATCGGCTGGGCGCGCACGAGATCGATGCCCCGCGCCCTGGCGATATCGCGGTGGTCAAATTTCACCGCACCTATGCGCACGGCACGATCATGCTGAACAGCGTCGAAATGGTGCACGCCTGGTCGGGATATCGCATGGTCGCGCGCACCCGCCGCGACGAAGGTCAATTCCTGACCGCGCTGGGCGTGCCCCGCCCAACGCGCTATTTTGATCTGTGGAGCGTGAAGGCATGAGCGGCCTGCTCGGTTCCACCACTGCGCCGACCAATACCCCGATCGAATATTCGGGCCTGAATGTTGGCACGTCGCAATGGAACATGCCTCTGCCGCTGTTTTGGGGCACGCGTCGGCTGGCCACCAATGCGATGGCGTTCGCCAATTTCCAGGGCCATCAGGTCAATGGCAAAGGCGGGGGCAAAGGCGGCGGCAAAAGCGCACAGCAACAGACCTATACCGCCGACGTTCTGCTGGGGTTGTGCGAGGGCCCGGTCGATTCGATCCAGAACATCTGGGCAAACGGTTCGACCACCACGACCACCACGCTCAGCGCGCTGAACATGACTTTTTTCCCCGGTACGCTGGGGCAGGCCGCATGGTCCTATTGGCAAAGCCAGTACCCTTCGCTGCAACAGAATTACAGCCAGACCGCCTATCTGGGGGCGGTCAACCTGGCGCTGGGCGAATCCGCGACGATCCCGCAAAACGATTTCGAATGCGTGCGCGCCTCGATGTTCGCGTGGACCCGAACCAGCACCATCGCCGGCTGGATCAACCCGACGTATCACACTCAGGCCAGCGCCACCGATGTGCTGATGTCGGATGTGATCACCGATCTATTGACCAACGTGCAATATGGCGCGCTGCTGCAATCGGCTGATCTGGGCTCGATCGCGCAATACGCCACCTATAACCGGGCGCAGGGCATTTTCGTTTCGCCGCTGCTCAACACGCAGGAAAAATGCACTGATGTTCTCAACCGGTTTGCCCAGATCACCAATTCATGGATTTTCTGGTCGGGCGTTCAGTTGGAATTCTATCCGTTGGCCGATGCGGCGATCACCGGCAACGGCGTCACGTTCACCCCAAAAAACGATGTCGCCTATACCTTGGCGATCACCGATCTGCTTGCCGAAAAGGGTCAGCCGCCGGTCAAAGTCACGCGCAAGGATCCGGCCGATTGCTACAACCGCACCAGCGTCAACATCTGCGACCGCACGCTTGGTTACATCGACAACCCCATCCCCTGGGTTGACGATCAACTGATCGATCAGTTCGGGCTGCGCGACAATACCAGCATCAGCGCGAACGAGATCTGCGACCCCCAGGTCGGCGCGATCGTCGCGCAGCTGGTGGGCAAGCGAGCGGCCTATATCCGCAACACCTATCAGTTCAAAACCAACTGGAATTTCATCCTGTGCCTGCCCGGCACCGTGCTGCAAATCCCGCTGAATTACACCGGTCAAACCGTGCGCGTGCGAGTGACCGAGGTCAGCGAAGATGACAAAGGACAGTTGTCATTCACCGCAGAGGAATTTCCCGGAACGGTGGGCACCTATGTGCCGCCGCAAAGCCAGGTCACCGCTTCGGCCAGCCAAGTTCCCAATATCTATGCCGCGGCGCCCAGCATCAACACCCCGGCGATATTCGAACCGCCGGCCAGCTTTACCGGCGGCGTCGCAAAGATCATCATTGCTGCATCCGGTTCGGGCAACTGGGGTGGCTGCACCGTCAATATCAGCTTTGACGGCACCACCTATGTACCGATCGGTACCATCACCGCGCCAGCGCCGCAGGGCGTGCTGACGGCTTCGCTGCCGGCCTATGGCGGCGCCAACCCCGACACGACCGACACCTTGGCGGTCGATCTGACGCAAAGCGCCACCACACCACAGCCGGTGACCAACGCCGACGCGGTTGCCTTGCGCACGCTCGCCCTGATCGCTGCCCAGCCCACTGTCTCCGGCGGTGCCTCGGTGGTGCCCAGCAATGGCGAATTGCTTGCGTTCGGCAACACCGCGATCACCGGCACCTATACCGCGAACCTGACCTATCTCGAACGCGGCCAATACGGCACGACGGCTGGCGCCCACGCGGCCGGCGCGCAATTCACCCTGATCGACGTGCTGGGCAACACCGGTACCTCGGTCGCCTATACCTTGCCGCAGCAGTACATCGGGCAGACGATCTATTTGAAGCTGGCCAGCTTCAACCTGTTCGACCATGGCGCGCAGGATCTTTCGTCGGTGGTCGAATACCAATATACCCCGGTCGGTACCGGGTTTGGCACCGGGCCATCGGGCGTGCCGGCTACTCCCACCGGCTTGACCGGCGTGGCCAGCTTGTTCGGCTATAACGCGTTGTCCTGGGCGGCCAACCCGACCAACGACAGCGTGATATCCTATTCGCTGTACAAGGGCGAAGGGTCGGGCGCCGCGTTTTCCAGTTGCGTGCTGCTCTATCAGGGCGTTGGCCTGGTCTATACCGACGCGGCAATCGTGGCCGGCACCACCTATACCTATTACGTGGTCGCCAACAATTCGGTGGGACAATCTGCCGTCTCGGCCGCGTGCAACATTACCGCGCTGGCCAATGGCAATATCGCTTCGGGTCTGACCGCGCTCGGATCGACCACCACCACAACGTCAACCAGCACGTTTACCTTGACCAGCGGCGTGCCTTCGGGCGCCAGCCTGGTGATCGTGGTCAATGGTTCGATCCTGTCATCGTCCTATTATTCGATCAGCGGCACCACCGTGACATTCAGCCCGGCGATCGCGTCCGGCAGCACCATCCTGGCCTATTACATCACCAGCACCGGTACCGGCGGTGGTGGCGGCGGTGGCGGCGGTGGCGGCATTGGCGGCGCCTACAACAACGGGTACGGGCTCAAATAGCCGGACCGCTGAAAATTTCGTCCTTACATTGGAGTAATTCGCATGATCCTGATGCTTGCGCCAAAGGGCGGGATGTCATTTGGCAGCGCTCCCAGCGGCTCGACTTATGTCGCTGATGCCTATGCGGTGGTGCACATCACCAACAACAGCGCCGCCGACCAGACCTATCTGGCCAATGCCGGTTGCTACACGTTGACCCCGTTCGGCGGCTGGGGCGCCGCCGCTTTCAATACATTGGCTGCACTCTATGCTGCCGATCTGGACACCGGCCTGATCCTGCCGGGACAAGTGGGCTTTCCGCAATTTATGATGGCCTCGGTTTATGCCGATCCGACCAGCGGGAACAACGGCACATGGGCCAAAACCGGCACGGGCAATGGCAGTGGCAATTGGACGCAGATTTCCACGCAGACGCTGGCGCAACTGACTTCCAGTGTGGCCGCTCTGACGTCCAGCGTGGCCACTCTGTCGGCCAGCGTGGCCAACATCACCGCCGGCGTCACCACGCCCAGCCTGTCTGCCGGCAACGCCGCCTTTGCCGTCATTCAGCCGAACGGGTGGCAGGTTCTGGTCTATTGGAAAGGGTTCAAAGCCGGCGGAACATCGACGCTGAATCCCAACGCCACGCCTCGGTTGGTGCTGCAAGTGGTCGATCAAGGCTTTACCAGTACGGGCCAGCCCACGCTGATCAGCCGCACCGTGGTCGGTACAGTCAACATGCGTGCGCCGTGGCCCATTGAAACGACGCCGATCGACGTCGCTGATGCCAACGGATCATCACGCCTATATGCCCTGTCTGAACCGATTTACGCCGCTTCAAACGTCGCGGGCAGTGGTTTGGCACCAATCACCACGGTTGTTGCCGGGCTTTACCTGGACAACGGCAGCGGCGGCAGCAGCGCCAATTCGTTGACCAGCAGCCTGTTTGCAATGAATGGGTCGGCCCTGACATATCCGCCGCCCGTCGCCAATTGGGTGTGCAGTGCGTATCAGCGCGCCGGGTCGAATGGATTTCAGTTCGAAGTCTACGCCGATCACCAGTTCGGATTCAACGCTTCACCCGTCGCACAAGTCGGAGTTCGCGTCACGGACAGTGCGGGCAACAAAGCCTACGGCTACGCGAACACTTTGACGCAATCCGCGCAAGTGGCCACCACCGATCCGAATCCGCTCGTTTTTCCCGTGTCCGTTTCAACTTTAGGGTTGGTTGATGGTGCGGCCACGGCCGATATTCTGGTGTGGCCCTGGATCGGTAACACGGTGTGGGACAGCAAGATCAATGGCGCGACCTGGCCGACACCGCAGGTCTGTTCCATCCCCGTGCTGATCGATGCTGCTGGCAACTATACCCCGGCCTATGCCTGTCTCGACACGGCCGCCGGTGTGGACGCCAGCGGCGTGGTATCCACCACCCAAGCCACTGCCGAAGCAGCGCCGTACAAGACATGGGCGGCAGCGCGCGCCGCGATCAAGACGTTCAACAACGCGCGCGGCCATAATGACCATGCCGCTGGTGTGATGTTGTTGACGCAGGATTTGGCCGGCTTTGGCGAAAACCTCGCCAGCACGCTAACCCCGGGCCTGACCTGGTTCACCATCGGCCACAAATCGACCGTATCCGCGCAAACGATCGGCTTTACGACTGCCAGCAGCGACACCAATGCCACGCTGGCAACGCGGGTGGCATTCAATGGGTTGTATTTGCGCAGCACCAGCGCAACCAACTTGTTTGATGGCGGCGTCGATGGTGCCGTTTCGGGATTGCCGCAAATCTATGTGAATTGCACCAATTGCAAACTGTCGCAAAGCGCTGTGACCAATGCGGTGCCGCTGTTTTATCAGACCGGTCTGATGGATTATATCGGTTGCACGTTCACCAATTGCGGCCCTGCTGATCTGACCAACTACAGCGTCACGCGTCAGCATCACCGACTGCACCTCGGCACCACCTATACCACGACTTCGACCAGTGGGCCAATCGCGTCGATCTGGACGGCCATCGGCTGCACTTTCAACGGGTGCAATTTCCAGGACACCACCGCTGCCGCGCAACCATATCAGCAATCGCAGGATGGGTTGATCCACGCCAACAACAAGTGGTTCGGCATGCGCACGACGTCGAATTATTCCGGCGCTCGCCAGTGGACGAAGGGTATCGTGGTTGCCCAGTCAGTCTACGAATTGGTCACCGGCACAGTGCCGGCTTTGCAGGTCAGTGCTGATGGAATGTTGAATCCGGTCGCGAATGTGATCCGCAGGTTCAACACCATTGCCGGCGGCCGCACCAATTTCCTTTACAATGACATCGGCGCCGTTCCGACCGTTAAAACCGGGGTCAGCCAATATAATTTGGATTATCAATACAATATCAAACGCGATCCCTTCAATAACCCGACCGGCGGGCAAAGCGGCAATCGCACCGGCAACTGGATGACATCATTCGGGGTCGGCTGTTTTGGCAATCATGCGGTGGCTGGTGCCACCGGCAATGACACAGGGGGCAGCAGCTCAGCGCCCGGCCCGGATAGTTGGTTGGGCGAATTTACCGGTTTGGCCTCGACCAACAATGTTGCGGTAACGTTCACCACCGATGCCAGTTATCTTGGCACTGGCGCCGGCGGCGGAAATTACCTGCCCACAGGCACAGTCACCACGCTGCAAGGCAAAGTCGCGGCTGGCCGCCAACCCTATCCTTCGGACATCCACTCCACCGCGCGCAAAAACACCGGCACCGGATCTTGCGGCGCCTACGAGGTTGGCTGATCCGGTTTGATTTTTCAGCCATGATTGGTGGCGATGCCGATAATCATCACGACAACCCCCGATTGACACCCCGGAGGAACGAATGCCCGATACCGACAGCGAGCAACCCATCCCTCGGGCACCGATTACCAAGGACGATGCACGTCTGATCGCGCAGGAAGTGCTGGCGGAAATCAACGACAATTTCACCAAATACGTCGGTCGCGGCATTATCTCGATGTTCTGGAAAGCCATATTGTTGGCGGCGCTGATCATCGCGCTGTGGGGATGGGCGCATTTCAACGGCGTGATGCAACCTGGCGCGTCGCAGCACCCCGCAAACCACTGAGGCAACAATGGCAGCACTGCACAATGCCCCGGCGTTTTTCGCCGCGATCCGGCGCGTCACTGGCCCGTTGACAGAAACCCAGGCCGCGATCGCCAATGGGCTGCTCACCGCAGCCGTCGCGTGGCCGATCGGCTGGCTGGCCTATGGCTTTGCGACGGCATGGCACGAGGCGCGCCTCACGCCGCAGGATGAAATCGGGCACGGCCACGGGCGACCGTATGGCGTGCCGGGCAAGCACGGCGGCCAGATCCCGTTCGGGCGCGGCCTCGTGCAGATCACATGGGATACGAATTACGAATGGGCTGACCGCATCTGCGCGGCGGCGGGGCTGATCAAGCCCGGCGATCTGCTGGCGAATTTCGAGCTCGCCAATCGGCCTGACATTGCGACCCGCATTCTGATCACCGGCATGGAGACCGGGCATTTCACCGGTAAAAAGCTGACCGATTACATCACCATTCGCGGCACGCACGCCGATTTCGTGGCGGCGCGGCGCATCATCAACGGGCAGGACTGCGCTGAAAAGATCGCGATTTATGCGGATCAATTTCAAGACGCGGCTGATCTTGGGGGCTGGAAATGAGCGACGGCGTAACGATAAACCCCGCCACAACCACCGGCGGCCCAACTATCTACACCGAGACTGACGCCGCGACCGGCTTTCAAATGCAGGGCGTCAAGGTGCTGACCGGTGCCAAGGATGTCAACGGCGGCCCGGTCAGCGCGACAAACCCCTTCCCCGTTCAGCTGCAATCTGGCGCCAGCATCGTCGGATCGGTTCTGGGCCGCACCAGCAAGGTCGCGGTCACCCCGACCGTGACGGCGACCGCCGCGTATACCGCCGGCAACGAGGTCGGCGGCCTGATGACTTTCGCCAGCATTTTCGACGCGCAACAGTCGGGCATCCTGCAATCTGTCCGCATCCGATGCAAATCGGTCCAGACGGCTGGATTCAAGCTTTACCTGTTCACGGCCAACCCCACCAATTCGACCTGGACCGACAAATCCACGCCGGCGATCAATGCGGCCGACATCCCGGCGGTGGTCGGCCCGTTCAATCTGGTCACCGCCGACAGCGGTCTGGGCACCGAAACCACCTATGAGCTCGACGGGATCGGGGCGGCCATCCTGAGCTCGACCACCTCGCTTTATGGGGTGCTGGTGACGATCGGCACGCCGACTTTTGCCAGTACCAGCGATGTGACGGTCGAATTGACCGTGCTGAAGGATTGACCGCGTGCCGGTGCTGAACGGTCGCCGGGCGCTGCTCTCTGGCGGAAAGGTCTCGGGCTTCACGGTCAGTTCGCTCGGCTGGGACGTCAACCTGGCCAGCGCGCCGGGTGTGCTGCTGCCCATGCAAACCGTGCAATTCCTGCGCGCGGGCTACACCACGTCTGCAACGCCGACCTATTATCCCGAAAACATCGTGATCACGTCACGTGTTCGGCTGCCCTGGCCGAATATCTCGGTGCTGAACGGCGGCAGGTGCGCTCTGTCGGATTTCATCTATTCGACTGACCTGCCGATCGGCGGCGCGAACAACAGCGCGCTGACCTCTCCGCAGCCGATCGCGCAATGGGTGACGGTTGACCGCCAAGTGGTCGGCAACTCGTTGACCGTGGATCTGGTCGCATTTCACCGCAATGGCCGCAACGGCAGCCCGGTGGCATGCGTCACCGGCACCGCGACCGATGGCACCAACACCGCGACCGCATCGACCTCGACGCCGATCGTCCTGGGTGACGCGAACGATCTAAACGCGGTGATCGGCTATCGGCTGACCTTCAACCTGTCGTCGCTGAACAACAATGCGCTGATCACCGTCAACGCCAAGGTCTACCCTTGGATCGGCGGCTCCGGATCGATTCTGGACAGCTCCACGACCGGCGTGGCGGTGGACGGGCGCGGCTTTGGCCCGCGCGTCTATTACCGCAGCACCTCGCTGGCGAGCTCCCCGCCCTACGCCTATGTGAACGCAACGACGGGCAATGACAGCACCGGCGTTGTCTCGACCACAGCGACCACGGCATCGGCCAGCCCGTTCCTGACGCTGCAAGCGGCGATCAACAAGCTGCGCACCACCTATACCTACACGACCGGGTGCATCATCCGCATTCAGGCGTCGGGGGGCACCTTGGCGCTTGGATCGACCAGCGTCACCAGCGTGCAGAATCAAAATGGCGGCGAGCTGATCATTCAGAGCGACCCCGCCGGCTCGACGGCCACGATCAGCTACGGGACGGCGTTCAACACCTATAACCCCTATGTCCGCTGGCAGAATCTGAACATCACGCGGACCGCGAACGTCTTTTTTCCTTATGGCGCCTATTCGAGCACCAACGCGAAATGGACCTTCCAGAACGTCACCTATAACGGCGGCGGCTATTCGGCGGTGCTGACCGGCGCCAACATGGCGCTGAACCTGATCGGGGTCAGCTTCACCAATGCCTCGGCCAACATCCTGAACACCGCCTCGGCGACCCTCGGCCTGCTGATGGTGCGCGGGTGCAGCACCTCAATCACGATGCCGACGGTCGAAGCGTTCAACATGGTCGGCTGCACCTTCACCAACGGGATGATCCGATCGTCTGGCTCGACGCGCAGCCCGGCGGGCACGGTGATCGCCTTCAACAAGTTCATGAACCTGTCCGGCACGAGCGTCGCGTTCGGATTCGGCACATCGAACGAGGTGACCGCGCTGGGCGGGACCAACCCGATGACGATCACCGGCATCGCAATCGTGCAGAACATCTTCGAGAAGGCCGACACATCGAATGCGGCTTCCTTCCGCCCGTCCGGCGATAGCGACCAGTTCACGCTGGTCCATCTGGTCGTCTGGAACAATACCTTCACCGGCATCTTCGGCGGCGGCGGCCTGGGGCGCATGAATTGCCTCTATGACGATCAGGCAAACACCACCGTCCGCTATCACACGCTGCATTCGTTCCGGGGCAACATCCACTCGCAGATCAACACCAAATCAGACGTCTTCGTATCGGCGAACGGCAACGGCACACCAGACCCGACCGACGGGCCATCGCATGTCGGCAACTGGCCCTATAAATTCGGCGTCGGCTGCTATGGCGAGTTTTCGCAATGGGTTGGCGATGACGGCTATCCGTGGGCGCTCGGGTCATCGTTTTCGCAGGACTATCCCGGCCTGCTGAACAACCTCGGCCAGAGCGAGACGGTGCGCAACGATCCGCTGTTCACCGCCTATGCCGGAACCACCAGCACCGGCACCACGCCGGTCGCCGGCACGGGCAACGGCACCTATACCTTGAACAGCGGCAGTCCATGTATCGGGGTTATCCCATCGTCGGCCTTTGAAGCGCTGCCCTATGACTTGGCCGGCACAGCGCGCACGCGCGGCGCGATCGGGGCCTATGCCTGATACTACCTGACTGCCGCTGATCAGTCGGCTGCCGGGAAATTCGTCACAGCACAGTCCCGCTGGTGACTTTTTTGGCCCAACAAACGGAAAATTCGATATGTCTGACACGCCTTCCCCGGCGCGGAATTTTCTGCGTCAGGCGCTGACCGGCGCCGATAACCGCACCATCGCGATCGGCCGCCTGATCGGATTCATGATCGCGCTGGTCCTGCTGTTCGTGCTGCCGCTGTGGGCGGCTTGCGCGATCGATTGGGCAAAGGATGAGACCGCGCGCAAATCGCAAACGGACGGCTGGCACCTGCTGTTCGAAATGCTGGCGATCTACGTGCCGGCGGTCACCGGCTCGGTCACCGCGGTCATTCGCTGGACCAATTCAACCGAACCGCTGCCCACGATGTCGGATGCAGGAGACAAACCCAATGGCTGATCCCACCATCGATCTCGGTTCGCCGACGATCATCACCTCGCTGTGGTCGTTCAAGCTGGAAAAGGACGCGCCGGCCGGCGCCAGTCCCGATCACCTGGTCATGCATGCCGGCCGCGACAATATCCACGCCAGCTTGAAAGCCGCGCTGTCGGCCACCCGGTCCAGCCTGGTGATGAACATGTACGGGATGGACGATCCCGAACTGTGGGCGATCGTGTGGGGCCTGATCGAGCATCCCGGAATTCTGGTGCAGATCACGCTCGATAAAAGCCAGGCTGGCGGCCCGACCGAAAAGCGCATCCTGGACTCTTCGCGCGGCCGAAATCTCGCCGCGTTCAACAGCCACATCGCCATCGGCCAAAGCGCCACGCATCAGATCAGTCACACCAAAGGCGGTGTGATCGACGGGGTGCTGGCGTGGCACGGCAGCGTCAATTGGTCGGCCAGCGGCGAAGGCACGTTCGTATCGGCCACCGGGCCCGGCGGCGTGGGCTACAAAGCGCAGAACAACACGCTCGCCTGGTTCACCGACGGGCCGAACCTCAACGGCTTTCGCGACGAGCTGCAGCGCGAACACGCCGCCGCCATGGCTCAGGCCGCAAAGGCCGCATCTGCTGCATGACCGGCGTTCTGATTCTGGCCACCGGCATTCTGATCGGCTTGTGCATATCAGCCACCGATTCAAGCCCGCGATATCGCGGCGGCTGGCAACCCAAAGCGCCGCCGCCCGGCGCGCCGACCCGGCCGCCGCCGATCAGCGGCGGCAATGGGCGTCGGCTTTAATCCAACCGCATAGATCACCCGAAACCCAAGTTGCTTTGAATAATCGAAAGGCGCCAGAATGAGCACGACAAACACAATCTCCTGCAATTTGGGGGCATGGACCCAGGTATCGTCTGGATCGGCCTCGGTTTCGGTGCAGGGGCCACCATTTTCCTACCGGGTCGCTGTCGCTGCCAGCGCGCCATCGTCCACATCGAACGGCATTGTGGTGTCCGAACCGGACGGCATCGCCAATTTTACCGGCTTGGCCTCCACCGACTGCGTCTGGGTCGTTCCGATCGGCCAAAGCGTAATGTCCGTTTCGGTCATCGCGTCTTAACACAAGGGGGCTTTGGACATGCTCAATTTCGGTTCCAGCTTTCGACCGACCAACGTCATCACCTTCACTTCATCGGGCACTTACACGCCGACGCCGGGGATGCAGAAGGTCGACATCTACGTGTTCGGCGGCGGCGGCGGTGGTGGCGGCGGCGCTCTGGTCGCGACCTCGACGGCCGCATCTGGCGCGGGCGGCGGCGGCGGAGCGGGCTGGCAACAGGGTAGTTTCCCCGCTTCTGCAATCGGCGCCTCCCAAACGGTGCTGGTCGCCGCTGGGGGCACTTCGGGGGCCGCAGCTACAGCTTCGTCGACTGCTGGGGGAACCGGGGGCAACGGCGGCGCGTCGTCCGTCGGCACGTTGATCTACGGAGGCGGCGGCGGCGGCGGCGCAGGCGGTCAGATCGGTACGGCGTCGGGCGGCGGCGGCGGCGGAGCGGGCGCGAACATGATCTACAACGGCTCAGCCGGCACTGGGGCTGCTGGCGGCTCAGCAGCAAACTTCGCCGCTGCCGGCGGTTATGGTGCGATAGGCGCGGCAGCCACAGTGCCTGGCGCAGGCCCGGGCGGTGCTGGCGGAGGAGCAACGGGCGCGGCCTTTCAAGGCGGAAACGGATTGTTGGGCTGCACCGGAGGGGGGTCTGGTGGGGGTTTTACAGCCTCCAATGGCACCAACAACGGTGGCAGCGGTGGGATCAACAATATCCAAACCCAAGCCATCGGCGGCGCCGGAGCGGGCGCAAACGGAACTTCGGCTTCGTCGACGAACAGAGGGTTTCAGCAACAATGCGGGACCGGCGGGGCGGGCGGCGCTTCGGGAATTTCCACCGGATATAACGGCGGCAACGGCGGGAACTATGGCGCGGGCGGCGGCGGCGGCGGTTCCTCGCAGAACGGCGGCACGGCCGGCGCTGGCGGCGCGGGCGCGCCCGGCATCGTCGTCATCGTCGAATACTTCTGAGGAGACCCCGAATGAACCCTGTCCGCTGCATCCAGGTGCTCGATGGCATGATCATCAACACCGTCATCGCCGATCCGACTGCCTTTCAGCCCAATGACGGCTCCGAATTGATCGCATCGCCCACCGGCGAAATCGGCGACAGTTATGCGAATGGCGTCGTCGTGCCGGCTGCTCAATCATCCTGACCGCAACACCTCCTGCCACCAACCAAGCCCGGGAATCCTCCCGGCAACATCGAAAGGAAAGACCATGTCCATCAAATCCACCATCGACACCGCCGAAACCGACGCGAAGGCAGACGTCGCCAAGGTCGAAGGGACCGCGACCACCTGGGCCGATTTCATCAAGGCGCACGCGATCGCCGCCGCCTCGATCTCGTCGTTCCTGCTCGGGTTCGCCGCGCGCGGCCTGATCTGACACCCCGCGCGCGCTGGCTCCGGCTGGCGCGCGTAAACCACGGAGGCAGCCGATGCTCACCGCGATAATCTCCGCAATCAAGCTGTGGTCGATCTGGGGCCGCCTGAGCGCGTTTTTCGACGCGGTGGCCGGATGGGTGTCGCGCAACCCGCTTGCGGCTTTGGCTGCGGCGCTGGGGCTTGCTGTGGCCGCCCTGCTCTGGCTGCACCACCACGACCTTGCCGACATCGCCAAGGCGCGCGCCGATCAGGCCCAGGCCGAAGCTGCCCTCAAAACCGAGCAGGCCAGCAACGCGCGCCTGCAAGCCGCGATCACCGCGCAGAACACCGCCGTGGCGTCGCTGGGAGCCGCCAGCGCGCAAGCGCAGGCGAAGGGCGCTAAGGCCGACGCAGATGCCCTGACGCGCTCGGCGAAGCGCGCGGGCGAGGCGCAGACGATCGTGGTGCCGCCGGCGGTCACCGGCAAGCCCGGCTGCCCGACGCCCGCCGACGTCATGGCCGTGCAGGGGGATTTGTGATGCGAACCTGTAAGCTATCGTTTCAAGTTGCCGGCGCCCTTGCGTTGGCCGCGTGCGCGCAGACTCCGCCGCCGGCGATCAACGACAAGGTGGTGACGGTCAAGGTGCCCGTCGCGGTGGCTTGCGTCGATCCGAGCAAGATCCCCGCGCCGGTGCCGCGCTCTCAACTGAGCGGCGACGCGCAGCATGATGTCAGCGTGCTGGCGCGCACCGACCTGGCGCTGCGCAGCGCTGTGGACCAGCTGATGGCGCTGGTGGGGCCGTGCACCGTCACGCCCGGCATTGCTAACGAAACGGCGCCGCATTGATCGTCGCATCGAGCCGCTGCCCTTGCTGCGATCCTTTTGCCCGCCCGCTGCTATAATGACTGCCTTACAAACGGCTTGATTCCGGCAGCGATTTCCAACAATACCCGTTGTAAGCGTTGAACCCCTGAGGGAAATGACCATATTGGCACTGAAAGTAGGGGTTTTTACGATGTCAGCCGCGTTATGGCGGGTGAGTCGTTAACCGGAAATTCAAGCCTTGAATGTCACTTTCGAGAGCATGTGTCGTTCGACCTTTTTATGAACATCAATCCCACAGAGAGCATGGCCATGTCCGCAGAAACGCACAACAGGCTGGGCCGCAATCACAAGGCAACGCCCCCCCACCCAGATTACAATGACGAGATCACCGATGATCAGATCGCGGCGATTCGTCATCTCGCTGATCCGGACGGACAGAGGGCTGCAAAACGCGTGGTGCTATACCCGCAGGTCGTATGACCTTCTCATTCTTCCCGATATCAACCCTGCCGGCACCTTACGACATCGTTTGGTGCCGGTTTCCATATGACGATAGCCTCGGTACGCCCGGCCCAAAACCACGGCCAGCTATCGTACTCAACGTAGCCGTCGATGCTGAAGCAGGTGAAGGCGAAGTCCAAGTCGTTTACGGAACAACCAAGACAAAAGCACTGCGTCGTCCGCGTGATTTTTTTGTGACGAACGTATCAGAGATGGATGCATGCGGGCTTGATAAGGCCACACGGTTCGATCTCGACAAAATGACTTGGATACCTTGGGCGAATGAATGGTTCGCCACTCTTCCCCGATATGGATCACCGGTAATTGGTAAATTGACGCAACATGGCCAGCGCCTGTTGCAAATCGAACTCAGCCACCGGCAGGCAAAAAATTTGCGTGAAATCGAGGGTCGCGAATAAGATCGCTCCTTCAACTCCCGTGAGGTCTCGCCAGCTCCGGCAACACCTCAGTCTCGATCAGCTTTCGCAAATCCAAAAACGCGCTGTAGGCATCGGGCTTCAAATGCGCACCGTGTTCGCATCTGGTGCCCTCGGGAAAGTCTCGCAACCGATGGTAAAGCGATTCGAGCCGGTCGTGCAGTTCGATCCGGTCCATCACTGATCACCTCACTCTTGATCGACTTTTGATCGTTGCCCCTGCCCTTGCGTGTCTTTTGCGTGAAACTCGCGCAAAAAGCGGGTTTGTTCTTCTATTGTTCTCAATGCGGTAATGGCAAAAACCGCAGAAATCCGCCAAAAAATCATGCAAGCTGTGCGTTGACATCGTAGGGGTCGCAAGTTCAATCCTTGCTACGCCCACCATCGTTTAAAAGGCCGCTGCCCCAAGGGGTTAGCGGCTTTTTTCTTATGCGCGCAAGACTGTTACATTGGCGTCCTTTTGCGTGAGTTTTGCGTGAAGTGCCGGGCCGGCGGCCTTGGTCAGGTCGGCGACGATATCGTTGATGCCGTCGCGCACCGTGGCCAGATAGCCCGGATCAAAGATCGCGTAGCGGCTGCTGGTCTTGCTGATCACGCGGTGGCCCAGCGCCATTTCGAGCTGCACCAGGTCAACGCCGCGGTTGGCCAAGATCGTGGCCATGCTGTGGCGAATAAGCTTTGGGCCCCACCCGTCGGGGATGCCCAGCTGCGCGCGGGCGCTGGTCCAGCCTGACCGAATGCCATCGACCGGGGTTTGCGTAGTGATCTCAACCTTGCGCCGATCGTCATAGCGGGTCGATTCGCGGCAGACGAACCATTCATCGGTCGCGTGCAGCCAATTGGCCAGCAGCGGCACCACGGGCACGATCGGGCGCACCTTCTTGGTCTGGATCCGGCCGGCTGGGTTCAACGCAAACAGGCCGTGATCGCGCAGCCATTGCTCGCGCGCCGGCGCCACGCTCATGTCCAGGATCGCATCAGGCCGGGCCAGCGTGCAGATCGCGGCGATCAGGTAGCGGCGCAGTGGCATCAGGATCGCGCCGTGGCCGGCGTAGCGCCCTGCCCCGCGCAAACTGTAATCCAGCAGCTCGGCAATCGATTCGACCGACAGGCGATAGGTGCGCTGCGGCGTGACCTGGTCGCGCGTCTTGTGGGCCAGCGGAGGCACGTATTTGGTGCGGCGGGCGCGCCATGCGTGATTCAGCGCGGCTTTGAGCTGGATCACGCTCTCTTCGACGGTGCTGGCGCTGCGCGGGCGCGATTGGCCGGCGATCCAGTTGCCGGCGGCGTCCTTTTTGCGCGCGACGATTGGATCAGCGATCGCCCAGGCACGAAACCGGTCCAGCAGGCGGTCATCGATATGGTCGGGCAGTAACTGGTCGGGGATGCGGCCGGCCGCTTCTTCGATGTCCAGAAACCGCACCAGCAGCTTGATGCGCGCCTTGATCGGGTCTGCACTGGGCAGATGGCGGCCGTGTTCCTGCCAATAGTCGTTCAGCGCCGCGTGGACGGTATAAACGTCCTGTTCGGCTGGGGTTGCGCGGTGCGTCGCCAGGTAATGCTGATCGAGCGCGTCGCAGGCTACGCGAACGTCTGCCGTGCGCGTGCTTTTGCGCTGTTGTCGGCCGGCGGCGGCATCATACCACCAGATGTACCACCGATCGCTGGCGGGTCGGCCGTCGCCGCCGCGGACGAGGTCAAGCCAGAACGGGCCCCGCTGATAGACGCCACCCTTGATTGCCGACATTGTGCCTGTTCCCTTAGCGCGACAGCTTTCGCTGATGACAGTTGTTCGATCATGCCGATTCGGGCCAGCACTTCCAGTTCATCACCGGTCAGCTTGATGCCCTTGCCGGTGACGATCGCTCGCGACAGCTTGCGATCGAGCCGGACCAAAGTGTCGGGGGATTCGGTCATCGCGCGGCCATCCTCTTGCGCTTTGGCTGATGCTGTCGGGTAATGGAGACGGTCTTTCCGAGCATCGACGGACTGAAAATCACGCTATCGCCTTTCACGCTATAATCGACGCCCTTGGTCAGCGGTTGGCCATTGCAAGACACGGTGATCTCCGGCGACGGCTGATGGAATTCGTTCCACCATTGTGCGACAGCGCGCGCGACGATCATTCGGTGCATCATCGCGCTGCCCTCCACAAAATCGGTTGCTGATCGGCTGGGATACGGTGCGCGCCGCGCGCCAGCGGGTGTTTCGGCGCGCCAGCGGCGGTTTTGCCCCAGCACCACAGATCGGGGTATGGCCCCTCGCCGAACTGGATTTCTTCAACCACGTGTTCGATCCAGTCTTGGTCGCGGGCGATCGCGCCCCAGCAGACAAAGACCTGGCGAGCGTGCTTGGCCTCGATGCGCAGCACGTCGAGGTTGGTGTAATAGAGTTCGTCGCGCGCGCTCCAGTTCACCCCGCCGTTGATTTCGTCAACGATACGATAGACGTCGTGCGGATCGGCGCTGCACCATGGGTAGAGATTGACCGCGACATAGCCTCCGAATCCATAGAGCGCGAACCAACGGTTCCACCATCGGCTGGTCGGATCATCCTTTGTGCCGTCAGCAGCGGACGGGTTGTGGCCGATGACGCACGCGATCGGACCCGGCGCCCATTTGCGATAGAGGCGCAGGCGGTTGCGACCGTGAAAATCAGCGCGGCGTTCGGTGACCGGCTGGCCAAACAGGTCAAGGGGGTCAGTCATTTTCGGCCCCCAGCGCCCCGATCAGCACCAGCGGATCACCGGGTTGCATCGGCGGGTATGGCGTCTGCCATGCTGACAGCGCGCTGATGGCGGCCAGGGCGATGAATAGCGCGCGGGTCATGCGTCACCGCCTTTCGAGGCTGCGATAACGCCGCGAACAGAGGGCAAGATGGGTTCGCGGTTCAACGCGGTAATTGCCTGTTGGTCCAAAGGGGAGCGCGCCCAATCAAACTTCGGAAGGGCAAATTCGGCAATGTCAGCGTACCGGCTGCAAGCCTCCACCAGCCCCGCATTGACCGCCCGCAGCCGCGCGCGCTTGTCGGTGTCAATCATGACTTCACCTCGTCGGTTTTGGCGAACACCACGCGCGCCGACCATGCGTCGGCGCCGCGCGAATGCTGGGGGAACTTGTGGCGATCGAGCGCGGCGCTGAGCGCGCGGTAACAGCCCGGCGGTCCGCCTCTGTTTGGCGCGTTGTGGCTGGCGGGATCCGGGTAGAGCTTTTCGGCCAGTTGATCGAAGCGCATCGAGCCGCCGGCGGCGACCAGCGCGGCCTGAATGCGGTCTTTGATCGGCAGCTTGCGCGCGCGATAGCTGGGGTGCCAAGCGCGGGTCATGCGGCATTTGCCGGATAATCATCGGCGCGTTCAAGCCGGCGGCGACACGGCGCGATCCAGTCGAAGCGCGTCCCCTCTTCGCCCATGATCCACACCAGCCACGCATAGGCCGTCGCGGTCGATCCTTCGGGCGCCAACCGGCCCTTGTGCATCACGACGCGTTCGGTGAATTGCAGCACATGGGTCGGGGGGTTCTTGGCAAACAGCCGCTCGTAACGCCCCTGCCCTTCCAAAAACGCTGCGCGCACGATCATGGCGACGCCGCACTCGCTGGTAAGGAACGCGCGCTCGATGAACTGCTCGGCCAGCTTGAACGGCGGATTGGTGATGGTCCAATCGACAGGCCGGGGCGGCGGCCCAAACAGATAATCTTGGACCAAGTAGCCCGCGCCATAATCATGCACGTCGCTGGCGATCACGCACCCGAAATACTCGGCCAGCGGCTTGACCATGTGGCCGCGATTCGCTGCCGGTTCGCGCGCGGTCATGTCGTTCCAATCTTCCGGCTCGACGCACCAGTTTGCGCGCAGCCATTCGCACAACGCGCGGGTGGCCCAAGGCGGCGTAGGAAAATCGTCCAAGCTGTCGTGCGGCTCGACGCGGCGCTGCATGACGGCGGTGCTACGGTTCTGGGTCATGATCCGACCAACTCCCTGAAAAGGATCGGCTGGGTCGATCCATCGCCATAGACCGTATCGAGCCACAGATCGGCGCGCGGTTCATCACCATCCCAGCGGTCCGGGAAAGTGCCGGCGGCGATCAGTTCGCGAATGCGGGCCTCTTCTTCGGGGTTGATCAGGTCGACTTGCGCGCGCGCTTGAATATCGAGAATGCGCTCCAATGCCTCGCTGCGCGCTTCAAGCGTCAATGGCCCCATGCGCTGGGGGTTTTTGCCGATGCTGCCATCCTTCAGCCGCTCCACGCCGCGCTTGCGCAGGCGCTGCTTCGGCTGGCGCATCCAGCGATAGATCGGCTTCAATTCCAAAAGCGGCGCCAGATGCGCCCAGGCCGGCATCGCGATGATGTTTTCCAGCGCGGTGTCGCGTTGCGCGAGCGGGCAGCCGATGCAGCCGGTGCGCGCGTTGATCTCAGTCGCATCGTCGCCGCCATAGGCATCGGCAAGGATTTGCGTCGGCCACCCGCCGAATTCTGGCATCGGCGCGTAGACCTTCAGCCAATCCCAGATCCAGCACACCCGCCAATGCAGCAGCGGCGCGAGTGTGGCGATCCGGCCCTTGACGCCCTTCGCTTCGGGCAAGATTTGCTGATACCAACCCTGGCCGCACTCGGCGCCGTCTTTTGAGCATGACATGGCGATGCGGCCGTCGCGGATCGCGCTTTCGCCTTGGCGCACACCGGTGAGCATCAGCGCGGTGCCGGGCAAAGCGGCCATGGCGTCGATAAGCGCGCTGGCCATCGGCTCGACTTTGATCTGGCGGGTGCACCAACGCAGCGTGTTGTTGTTCGGCGGCGGCACACCACGGCCCAAGATGTAGACCATGAACCGCTTGTCGAGCGGCGCGCGCACGATGTGCAGCCGGATCCAGTTGATGCCGCGCAGCATGGCCATGATCTGTTCGGCGCTGCGCTGGATCGGCGGCAATTCCTGCCGCGTGTCGGCATAGAAGACGTGCAACACCTCCGGCTGGGGCAACAAGCCGGCCTGAATCAGATGAACCACGATCGTCAGCAGCGCGGTGCTGTCTTTGCCGCCGGACCAGGCCAAAGCATAGTGCTGGTGGTTGCCCCAATAGGCGCGAAGTGACTGCAATGTCAGTTCGACGCCTTCGGCATGCACTGCCTGAATGCTGATATCGCTCATGCCAGCCCTGCCCGGCGCAGCCAGTCGGCCAGCTTCGCCTCGACCTGCGCGCGCGCGTCTTCGACGGTCTTTGCGGTGCGCCAAATGGCGGTGTGGTGATCCAAATCGAAAAACCAAGCCGGCTGGGATTTGTGGCCGCCACGTTCCAATACGCGGCCGACCGGAACCTCGCCCAGATAGAGCAATTCGAGGCTGCACCACGGGCGCCAGGCAATGTTCGCCGGCAGGGTGACTGGGCGGGCGGTCACGCCAGCACCCGCGCGATGTGGTTGGCGTACACCCCGACCGCTTTCCAATAGAGGGCCATGGGCGCCTTATGGGTGGCCCAACACTTGGCCGCGCGGCCCCTCGCATCGTCCCTGATCGCCAACAGGACGGCACGCACCCGTTGGCGTTCGGCTGGGGTCAGTTCGACCAATGCAAGTTTGGCCGCCTGCAAGCCGAGGATGGGGTTGCGCACCTCGCGGCGCGCCGAACGGTCGCTCATCTCCGCTGCGCCTCCTTCATCGCCTGTTCGACCTGAGCGATGGCCAGCACGGTCGGTTTCAGTTCGGCTGGGGCATCGTCATAGGCAATGCGCCGGCGCCAGCGGCCGCCGTTGAGCCGGGGCAGCAGGTTGCGCGGGATCAGAATCCAGTTTGACGGGTCGGTATTGAGCGGGTTGCTGTCCAGGCATTTGAGCGCGTGGCCCTCGGGCAATGGCCCGTTGACCGCTTCCCAATTGATCAAGTGCACCGCGCGCCAACGCTTGTGGAACGGCATGTCATCGTTGATCTTGCGTTCGAGATAGCCGTCGATGATGCGTTCGGACCCGATCGGTTTGTAATTGCGCGATGCCTTGCCGCTGCGCTGGCCCTTGCGAAACTGCGTGGCACGGGCATTGGGGTGTTTCCCGCCGCGACCCTCTTCGCATTTCACGCCCTTGTTGTGCGGCAGCTGACCGCGCGCGAATTGACCGGTGCGGCCGGTGCGCCAACCTTTGCGCTTGCGCAGGGCGTGGAGGTGGCCCGCAGTGACATCGGCGCGATCAAACCGGGCGACGAACGCCGCGTGATAGTCGGCGATCGGCATGGTGTGGTGTTCGAACAACCAGGCCATCTGCTGTTCGGTGTAGATGATCGCGCGGCCCTTCATGCCGGCACCCGCTTGCGTGCAGCGGTCAGCCAGTTGCCGATCGCCTGGCCGATGCCTTGGGTCGATGATGCGCTGATGCCGGCCAAGACAAATCGGCTGGCATCAGACTTGGTGTTGAACCGCGCGCCGAATTGCGTGAACAGCCTAGCACACAGCAGCCTCATTTGGGCATCATAGCGGCGGTGATAGGCCATCGGGTCATCGCCCAATGTGCCGGCACACCGGCGCGCGTCGGCGTACTGGGCTTCAACCTGGCGAATGATATCGGCCAGCGGCTGGTTCATTGGTCGCCGCCCCCGATCAAGCGCGGCTGGGCCGGCGCGGCGATCGGCGCGATCTGCGCGACCATGCCCTTGAACCGATCGCCATGCTGCGCCAGCACGGTGACTGCCTCCAGCTGCACTTGCGAGCTGTGGATGATCTGTTCGGCGATCTGCACCACCGCCTTGGCGCGCTGGCACTCGGCCTCGATATCCTCGGGCGTCTTGCAATCCTCTGACAGGCGATCGAGCTGCGCGAACAGGTGGTTGTTCAAATCGTTGAGCGTGCTGGTCATGACTGATCCTCGATCGGCTGAAATGGGAAAGCGCCCTGCCCGGCCCGATGCGCGCCGGTCATTCCACCACCTCGAAATTCCGGGTGCGGTAATTGGTGCGAGCGACTTCGGCCTCGATCTGGGCGAGCGTCATCACCTCGGTCTTGACCGTGCGACCGCCGCCGGGGGTGACCACGAAGAATTCAACGCGGTAACGGGTGTTGGGGTTTGCGCGGCGGGTCATGCTGTGGTGGTTTCCATGGTGGCGATCACGTCGGCGATGGTGCGCCATTGTTCGAGCGTGGTGTCGCTGATGCGGATATCGAGCTGGTCTTCCAGCTCCATGGCGATGCATTGACGGTCCAGGCCATCGAGGCCCAGATCATCGATCAAAGTGGCCGCTTCGAACGGCTGGTCGCAGATGGTGACGTCCGCGATGACCGCGCGCAGGGTTTCCAGCGGATCAGGCATCGGCGTTCACGAACATCGCGTCGCCGAACAATTCGATCCATTGCGGCTGGTCGACCGGGTTCAGATCGCCGTTGACGATCAACGCGATGGTCGCCGCGATCCGGGCCAGCGCATCATCGTCGCCAGTCGCAACGATCTGGGCGCCAAACACCCGTGCATAATAGTGATCGACCGGCATGATGTGGCCCTGGACGATCGAGCCGCGCGGCGCGCGCGGATCCATGGCCATCACCCACAACTCGTGCGTGGCGCCGGGCACCTTGATTTCGACCAAGTCATGCTGGTGGGCCGGGCGCAGGTGCAGCAACGCGACATGGCAACTGTGCACCGCGTGATGGGCGCCCGGCGCCGACACGATCCAATCGCCGATCACCGCGTCGTGCTGCGGTTTGATGCGGTGGCGCGCCAGCGCCGCGGCGCGGTTGCAAGCCCATGCGGCACCGTGCGTGCCAGCGTGGTCGGCTGGGGGCATGTTATCGAGCATCGAGCACGCTCCTGACTTGGTGATAGAATTCGATGAACCGCCGGGCCGCTTCGTCGGCTGGCCACGGATCGATGACGAAATCGAATGGTTCGATGCCGCTGATCGCCCGCCACTTGTCGAAATTGGCGTGAGGCATCAGATCGCGCTTTTCGGTCGCCAGCATCCGCAGGTCATAGCGTTTGACCAGGGCATGGTGATTGTGCCCCACTTCAAAGCGCGCATCGATGGCGTGCGCGCTCCGCTTGATCAGCGCGCGCAGTTCGGCTGGCAAAAGCGATTTGGCTGGGCTGGGAAAATCGCCCCACACCACCTCGTCGCTTTCATGCATCAGGCCCTGATAGATCGCCGGCCACGAATGACCTTCGCGCGCCATCTGCCGCGCCAGCAACACGCAATGCTGCGCCACGAAATAGAGCATGCGCCGGCCCGGCACGCGGTTGGGACCGACAGCTTCGCGCGTCTGGCCGGAAAAGCGCGGACGCAGCAAACCCCAGGCATAATCCTCGATCGTCATCGCCGCTGCATCGGGGGTGACGAAATCGAAATAGGCGCCATCGCCCAGCATGATCGTCGGGCCGCTGATCCGGCGTGCGGCTGGTGCGGCCTGATCAGGCATGGGGCACCGCCGGCAGACCGTTGTGCTCGACGCCGTCCAGCAGGCGGCCGGCGCGCGCTTTGCCGACGGCGCTCAACAACGTAACGCTGCGTCCATGGCCGGCGTATGCCCGCCTTGGATTTATCATCTCGATCGCGCCACACGCACAATCACGAGCCCCATCAGCGATCGGGATCGTATAACTATCCGGCGCCCACTCTCCCCACTGCTTAAAATGAAACGGCACGCCAGCGGCGGCGCACTGGTCGCGCAGCGATCGAGCCCAGTCCGGGTGCATCGGTCGGGCGCCGGGGCCGCTTTCGCCGCCGACGATTACCCAGTCGATAGTTGGGTCAAACGCCCAATTTCCATCAGCGGACGGAATTGAATACCGCCATGATGCGTCAGATGGGCAATTTTGGCACCGATATTCCGGTTCGCCACCGCAGCAGGCACCGGTTGGGTCAAGCCATTGCAACAAATCGATTTCGCCCAGCAGTGGTTCGCATGACAGGAACCGCACCCATGCCGGCGTAGCCAGCAAGTCGGGGATTCGTTCTTCGGCGCGCTGCTGGTCCTCGACGCTGACACCAAGCCAGACATTCGGGAGCGGCCACCATGCAGCGCCTGGCCGAATGTGCGGCAGCGGCACCACCACGAGTTTGTCGCCGCGCTCACGCCTGATCTTGATTGCCGCGTCGGCGATGCGACCTACCGCCCCGGCCATGTATTCCCGCATCCGCGCGCTGCGCTTGGTCAGGATCATGTGCGTGTGGTGCGGGGTCAGCGCGCAGACCGCAAAAACCCGGTCGATCCATGCGTCGGGCACCGCCAGGTGAAACAGATCGCCGTGCGCGTTCCAGAAAATCCGGCGCGGGCGTTTCCATGCCAGCGGTTGCATCAGCGCCGGCTCGTGCAAGCGCACGCGGCCGCTCCACACCGGTCCGGCTTTGGTGTCGATCGTCAATCCTTCGCGGGTCGGGTGGTGCTTCAACCGCGTGCCGGCAAGGCGCATGGCGTAGCAGTTCGTGCAGCCCGGCGAGACCACCGAGCAACCGTTGATGGCGTTGACCGTGGCATCGGCCCATTCGATTTTGGTGTTGTCGGACATCGCTCAGGCCTCCCAATCGGCGGCCAGCAGCGCATCGAGCGGCTGGGGATCAGGGTCGCTGGCCGTGATCTGGTCAGGCGGGGACAGCTCGCGCAGGTATTGCTGAGCGGCGTCCAGGGCGCGCATGGTCGCATTCAGCTTGCCAACGACCACGCCAAGGTAAACGTGGTCCAGATCGGGCAAATCAGCGACTTGCGCGATCGGGATTAACGCGCCGACAGCGCCAACCAATTCGGCGAGCATGGCGTTGGCGCGATCACGATCCTGTTCGGCGATCGAGGCTTTGCTGGCCAGCTCGTCGGCGGCGGCGCGCTGCGCGGCCAGCGTGGTGTCTGCCTGCATCTGATGCCAGATCAACGCCGCCTGCGCGGCGGTTTTGGCGCCGATGGAACGCATCAAGTTGGCGCGGTGGATTTCGACCGTGCGACGGCTGATGCCGAAAGCGTGCGCGATCTGCTTGTTTTGCTGACCAGCAGCCAGCAGTTCGAGCACCTGGCGCTGGCGCTGCGGCAATTCGTCCAGGGTCATGATTGGCGCTTTCGATGTCGGTTCAATCGGCGATTTCGTATTCGGCGATGTCGAACGGATGGGCCGGCCGACTGATCGACCAGCGCGTGGGCGGCCGACCATCGGCGGCTGGCCAAGAACCGCTGGCGTGGCTGGTCCAGCCATTGACCAAGCGGACGTGGACGCGGCGATATCCGGTGATTTCGCCGGTTTCTGGGTGGACGATGGCGCAATCGTCCGGGCAGCGGCCGGGATTGGGGCGCATGTCATTGCCCGGCGCCCTGCAGTGTCAGCAGCTTGCTGACCTCATGACGCATGGCAAATGCATCGTCGCGCTCGCCGCGTTCGAAACACTGCGCCTCGACCTCGTGCCCCTTGCCGCGCAGGCGTTCGGCGCAATTGAGGCGTGCGGCGGCCATGATGTGCGCCGGCGCCGAGACAGGCGGCAACGGCGGGATCGGGCCGTGGGCGCTCATTGCGTTGCGCCAATCTTGGAGGAACGCGCGTCCATTTGCCGCCGGCGCCGGGCGATCTCACGCTTGTGCTCGTGCGGATGGCCGGTGCGGCGGTTGATGCCGGCGGGAATGATTGAATCGCGGCCACGGGCATAGGCGCGCGGGCCAGGGCCAACAATGGACGGTGAAACCCGCAAAGCTGCGGCGGCGGCATCGGCGGCGGAAAGCGCAAGGCCGGCAAAGCTCATCGGCAAAAACAATTTTCTCATGATGGTCTTTCAAGACAAGGGTGCGATGGGACCAAAAGCGCTTATGACTGGCGCCCGAACAAACGGCGCCAGAACGACGCGCTGCGGCGGCGCTGCTGCTGGGCAAGCCATTCGCGCATGGGGATTGGGCGCGGTACCGGCGGGTGCGCCGATCCTTCGCGGGATGAACCGGAAACGCGGGCTGCGGTCATTGCGGACCTCCGAGGGCGTAAGTTGTCCAGAAAATGAGCGCGACGGCGAAAGCGATCAGCAGGCCCATGCCGATGATGCCAGCAACCGATGCGCAGACCAGGCCGGCATCGCGAGAGTCGGCCATGACGCGGCGGATGGCGTTCATGACCGGCCCTCCGCCTTGGCAATGGCGGCACGGGCGGCGATGATCGCGGGGATCAGATCACCGCAGCCCGGAATATGACCGAGCAGCGCGGGGAGCTCACCGTCGGTAACGTTGGGCGATACCAGCGCGGCAACTATCTGGGTCGCCGCAGCCAGCAAGTCGGGCGCTGCGGCGGCCAATACGCCATCAGGCCGATTGAATGACCCAAGCGGGCCGCATTGGACGCTGATTTTTACGCGGTCCAGCCCGTGTTCGGGCGAGATGACGTGATCGCGGATAGACCATGGCGGGGGTGTGCGCTGAGCGTTTGCCCGCACATCATCGATTGATTGCAGCCGGGTCATGACGTGATCACCCGGGCGAGGCCCTTCAGCGTGTCGGGGCTGATGCCGATATCGGCAAAAGCGGCCAGCATGCGGCCCTTTGCTTCAAAGTGGTGGGTCCGGTTGCCGCCGACGGTGCGGTAATGTTCGCCCACGGCGGCAATGATCGCCTCTGCCAACGGCGAAAGCGTCGCGGCTGGGCGCGATGGCGCCGGTGGCGTCGAAATGGATCGAGCGGGTTGCATCGGGTCACCTCCATCGCCGCGATTGCGGTGATGGGGTGAGATTACGATTACCGTAAAATTACGTCAAGCCGGTTTTTACGGATTCCGTAATTACAGGCCGACAGTAGCCGTCATGGCAAGAAAATCGGTTTCGGCGATGATGCGGACAGGGTGGCCGGCGGCTTGCATCGCCTCTGCCTTGCGGTGTTTCGAACTTTTGGCGTGGCCGGCCAGTTTCGACAGATCCTGATCCCCGACCACCAGCATGGTGGTTCGTTCTGTCACCAGACTGTCGACAACAGCGCCCATGCGATGCGCCAGATCAGCGGCAGTGTTGCGCTGGAAAACCAGCTTTCCAGTGAACACCACGGTTTCACCGTGCAATGGACCTTCGTCGCCGGCTGGGCGTTTGACCGAGTTGCGATCTTGGGCCGTGATTGGATTGCGCTGGTGATTGATCCAGTCGGCGATCGTCAGACCGCTATCGCGAACGGCGTGCAGAAAAATGTGGCCTGCCGCGCGTGCATCGTGTTCGGCGTCATGGTGCTGAAACGCGAGGCCAAGGCGATCGGCCAGCGGGCGCAAGCCATAGCCCCGCTGCGCAACATCTGGCCAAGTTCGCCGCGCCACCTTTGCGCTGTCGATCCAGATGCATTCAATCGAAGGCAATCCAGCGTGTGCGCAAGCCTGCTGAATCGATACGCGGTCAAAATGGGTGTGATGCACGACGATCGCGCCTTGCAGCGCAGAAGCCAAGCCAGTGTGATAGTCGGAGAAGATCGGCGCCTCTGCGACGGCGGCGGCATCGATCCCGTGGATCGAAACATTGACCGGGTCGAACCAGGTCTGCGGATCGATCAACCAATTGTGCGAACCCACCTCGTTGCCTGCTTCGTCGAATACGACCAACCCGATCTGGCAAATGCTGCCCATGAAAGCGTTGGCAGTTTCCACATCGAGCGCGACGAAGCCCATCAAATTCGCCCGGAACAATCGGCGATCGCGAAGCGCCCCGATGAATGACTGGCGCGTGCCAACCGGCCATCAATCAAGATCTGGCATTCGATGTAATCTTCGTCGGCTTGATCGAGCTGCGCCGACAGGAACACCCGGTCGCCGCTGGTGACGATGTCATCCTGGGACCAGGGCAGAAAAACGCCAAGTTCGTCCATACCGCCCGATTTGTTGACCATGCGGACCTTGGCGATCTCGCTCGGCAAATCAGGATGCTCTTTTTTCCAATCCGGCGAACCGATCACGCGGTATGTGATTTTGTGCTGCGTCGGGCTGCAAGAGATGAGGGCAAGCGACAATCCGGCGAGTGCCAAGCCCGCGCGCATGTCAAAGACCCGCGCTGCTGCCATAGGCCACCACCCGGCCGACAACGGTGATCGGATGATCACCGATTACGATCGGCTGGTGCACCGGGTTGTGCGAATCCGGCGCAAAGCGCGCCGGTGATTCCTGGTACCGCTTCACGGTGCCCTCTCCGCCTCCATTCATGATCAGATAGACCCGGCCAGGGTAAAGATCGCGCTGATCAGGATCAATGATCGCCCAGCAGCCGTGTGGCATGACACGATCCATGCTGTCGCCATAGACTTCGACCGCAAATGCTTGGTTTTCGCCTTTCACGCGCAATCTGGGGATGTGATACACCGGCAACTCGACAGCTTCCTGCCATGATCCGGCGGCGGCGATACCGATGACCGGGACCATGACCACGTTCGACGGGTCTGCGTTTTCCTGTTCTGCCTCTCCCAAACCAAGGAATTCGGCCAGCACGTCCATTTCGTGCTGCTGAATCCGGCGGGTGCCCTTTTTGATTTCGGTGATGCGTGACGCCCCGACGCCAAGGAAATCGGCGATCTGTTTGCCGGTGAAGCAACGCTTTTCCAACGCGGCCAGCAGCGCGCTGCGAATCTGATCATGCGTCACGATGGCCATGCCGGCACATTGCGGAAATCGTAATGCAGATTCTATAACGAACATCGTAATAATCCGGGTTGCTTTGAATTTACGAATATCGTAATTCAGCCGTCATGATGACTGCGACGCAAATTATCGAAGGGTTGGGCGGCACAGTGCAGGTCGCCAACGCGCTCGGTCTGGCGCCGACCACGGTTTCAAGCTGGAAGTCTGCGAATTCGATTCCGAAGTGGCGCATGCCTGGCATCGAGCAGCTGGCGCAGGAAAAAGGGTTTGCCCTCGGGTCGCAAGCCGAAGGGCGGGGCGGCGGTTCTGGCAATAGCATTGGCACTGCCGATGCGGCCGCCGCCCCTGATGTTTCACCCCCGCCCCCATCCACGGGTGAAGCCGAAGCCGGGGGCGTGCTGCCGTGCGCCCCCGGCGGAGGCGTTTGAACGATGCGGGTGGCGCTCGAAATTCTGGGCGGCTGGTTTGCGCTGTCGTGCTTTTGCGCGCTGGTGTGGTGGCGGCTGAGCAAGATCGTCGACGTGCATGCGGAACCTTCGGACGATGCGGGGGGCATGTGATGGATCAGGTTCACCCCTTCCCTTGCACGCGCCGGCAGATGGACCTGTTGCGCTTCATCGCCGGGTATACCGAGGCGCGCGGGTGTGCGCCGGATTTGCGCGAGATGGCCAATGCAATCGGCCTGGCGACGAAGGGCGGCGTTGTGCGCCTGCTGACAGGGCTTGAACAGCGAGGCCACGTTGCGCGCGGGCGTTACCGCGAACGCAGCACGGTGGTGCTGAGCAATCCGCCCCTTGCCCGCGCGCCCGACGGCGCGCCGCTTCATTTCATCCCGGTGGAGTTGCTTGGTTGTCATGGGGGTAGTGATGCCTGATCGTTTGCGCCAAGTCCGCCCCGACAATCGATCCAAAATGGACGTGTCTGCCGCGCTGGCGGCTGGGTGGGCGCGGGTGATCAATGCGATCGGGCGCGGCGCGTTTGCCGATCGGCTGGATGTCGATGGCAAGACCGTTGGTCGCGCGCTGGCTGGGGATACGCTGCCCGAATTGCACACCGCGTTCAATTCGCTGCGGATCGATCCGACGGCGCTGGATGAATTGGCGGCGCTGTATGGCGTGGAGATCCGGCCGCGCAAAGCATGCCAGGGCAGCGACATGGCGATGATCGCCGGGTTGGCCCGGCTGGCCGCGCAATGGACCGATGTGATGGCCGATGGCGTGCGCGACCACCGCGAGACGGTGGAACTGGCGCGCGCGCTGCGGCCGTTGATGCCGGGGATCAACGCGATCCTGGCCGAAGCTGACCGGCTGACCGGCGCGGTGGCGGCATGAACAGCCAGCGCCACCAGACCGGGCCGCCCGAATAGCGCGCCACCTGCGCGCAAGCGCGGATCTTGACCCATCATTGTTGGAGAATTCCGATGACCGAGCAGCAGAGCGCTGACACCGGCAGATTACCTGCATTTGAAGAAGGCGCGGCTGACGGTCGCGCCCGTTATCCCGCCGTCACCACGCTGACCGATCTGATCCAGATGCTGAACGATGGAAAGTTCAACCAGGATTGCATCGACAAGCTGGGCGAATTTTCCGCCGACATGGAAGAGATGGGTTGCGAGACTGATCGCAAGGTCAAGGGCAAAATCGTCCTGACCATTGAGGTCGATCGGGAAACCGACGGCATCTATTTCTTCACCCCCTCGATCGACTTCAAGCTGCCCAAGGAAAAGGGCCAGCGCACGATCGGCTGGGTCACCTCGGACAACCGGTTCACGCCGAACAAGCCGCATCAGGGCAACCTGTTCGGGACCATCCGCGAAGTGGGCGGCGAGCGCACGGTGCGCGGCGCCTGAGCCCCTGCAAGTTCATGAAAGGTAACAGACCATGACCGAGAAAAGCAGCGCCGCGAGTGTGCCGGCGATTGAAGGTGCGGGCCCGCTGATCCGCGAAGCGTTGGCAGCCGCGCGCGATCATTACCAGGGGACGGTTATCAGTTTGACCGATCCGCGCGATGGTACGATCGGCACGGCGATCCTGACGCCCCACGGCGCGAAAGCGATTGATTTGCGCGAGCTCGATGCGTTTCGCGTCAAGCCGATCCACCGCGCCGGCACGGCCAAGCACACGCGGCTGGACAGCTTCATTGCCCACGTCAATCGATTCAAGGCGCCGAACAGCGCGGTGTTTGCGATCGACAATGCTGCGAGCCCCAAGCTCACCGCGGTGTTCGATTATCACCCGGAAGGCCCCGACATCGTCGATGCTCGTTTTGGGGCGCATCGCGCGGTGTACGAATTTCCGCTGTCCGAAGAATGGAAGGCGTGGTCGAAGGCGAACGGGACGGTCATGTCGATGGCCGATTTTGCGGCATTTCTGGAAGACCACATCGTTGACGTGGTGGCCGATGCGAAGCCGGCAAGTGCAGCTGCGATGGACTTCATCGCCAAAGTTGGCGGGGACATCGCGGGGCCTTCAAAGCTTATCGAGATCGCTCGAACGCTGCAGGTGAATGAAGCTTCGACGCTGCGCGAAGCGCGCAATCTTTCGACCGGTGAAACCGAGGTCGTGTTCAATTCAACCCATCTGGATGCCGCCGGCAATAAGCTGGTTGTGCCCAATCTGTTCATGATTTGCATTCCGGTGTTCGCCCGGTCGCCCGATTATTGGCAGATTTTGGCGCGGTTCCGGTATCGCAAATCGGGCGAAGGCATCCGCTTCTGGTTTGAGTTGTGGCGGATCGACCTGGTCTTCGAAGAAGCGTTCGAAGGCGCTTGCAAGGCTGTGGTCGAGCAGACCGGCCTGCCGATGTTTGTCGGCACCGCAGAGGTCTGACCCGTGGCGCCGTCGTTGATCGCGCTGATCGTTCTGACCGTTGCGCTGGCGATGGGCAGTGGTGCGGCGTTTGTCGTTGCCTGGGTGGCACAGCGGCGCGCGCAGATGGCGGAAAACGCGGCATTGGAGGCGCGCACGCGCGCAGCCATGCTGGAATCCGCATTGCATGATCAGCGGCGGCGCAAATCCGACGCGGTGTCGCGCGGAAATCGCACGCGCGCGGCGAAGCAGGCGGCGCTGCGCAAAGAGCGGCTGGCCGAATTGCAGGATGCGGTCGCGCTGAAGCGTGCCGGCGGGCAGCACAGCCTGCCGCTGGAACCGGCCCGGCCGGCTGGCGGTGAGGCCAGTGCAGCATGAGCGTGGAACAGCGGCGGCGGCAGATCGACGTGTTGCGGGCGTGGTTGCAGCGGCAACTGGGCGACGATGCAGTGATCTATCACCAGAACAGCGCGACGCCGTTGCCCAAGGCAAGCGAAGCGGAGCGGTTTTCGATCACCGTGCCGGTCGCGGATTCGATCGGGCTGGTGTGGTTGCGCCGCTGGACCGGGCCGGTGCGATCACGGGCGATGGTGCTGATCGTCGTGGCGATCGAGCCGGAAGGGGTGTTGCGCACGCATGGCCGGACGGCGCGGCGCGACATCGTGGTCCATTATCGAGAGGCGGTATGATGGCGGAATCGATGATCGCATCGCGCGAAAGTCCGCAGCGATTGGAAAGTTCAGCGCGCACGCCGGGGTTTCTGATCCGGCTGATGCAGCACCATCCGTTGCCGGCACGCACGCGGCTGGGGCCAGAAGATGGCGCGGCATACCAATTCGCCCAAGATCTTCGCGCGGCGACGATGGAGCGGCGGCTGCGCGCGGTGTGGACGCACCCGGCGAACGAGCTGGCGGGATTGCCCAAGGATACGCCGCGGCGGTTTTTGCTGCGCGCGGCGATTGCGCGGGCGTTGGGCCTGATCACCGGCACGAGCGATTACCTGTTCCTGTGGGACGCCGGATCGATGGTGATCGAGTTCAAGAGCGACACCGGCCGGCTGACAGCGGAACAGCGCGATTTTCGCGATTGGTGCGCGGCGGCGGGTGTGCCGTTTCATGTGGTGCGCAGCAGCGGCGAAGGATTGGCCCTGCTGCGCGCGGCTGGGGTGCTGTCATGATGTGGGCGGCATTGGCCGATGCGGCGATCTGTTCGGGGAGCCTGGGCACCGGCTGGGCGCTGGCGCGGTATTTCAACGCCGCGCGGGTCCAGGTGGTGCCGGTGCCGATGGATCATGTGAGCGATGCGGTGCGGTTTCTGGGCGACCGGGTCGACGATGTGGTGCGCCACATGCGGATGACCGGCGGAACGATCGAAATGAGCACCAGCGGCCATGTGACGCACAAGGGCATCATCGTCATTTTTGCCCTGCGCACGCTGCCGATCGCCATGGCAGGCCCTGAAAAGGACAATCGGCGGTGAGCGCCCGGGCGGAATTGCGCGCGCGGCGCGTGTTGCGGGCGATGCAGGCCGAAATGCACCGCCAGGTGAGAGAAGGCACGCTGATCAGCGCCAGCACGGTCGATCATGACGGCCGCATGGTGATCGAGGGCAAGGTCGACATGGCCATGCTGGCGCTGGTGACCGAGCGCGTGCTGTTGCAGGAAATCTATCAC